ATTCTTAATGTTTTTTAAAAAAATATTTTAAGAATGCTATCAAACTAAATGAGTACATAATCTTTTTATTTTAAGAATATTATAGAAATGTTAAAAGTTATAGAAATAAATAATTATGTACTCAAATCGGGATTATATCACTTAACAATTTTTTAATATTAATTAATATAAGTATATAAAATGTCTATAGAGGATGTAAATTATTTAAAAGAGAATAGTATTAAACAAAGTTACACATTCTTAATTGATAGTAAAGACCGTGATAGAAAACGGTATCCGGAACCAAATAATTATGCTGTTGATTTTGAAACACCTTTTAAAAATATAATAGGTTTTGAAATAATTGATGCGAGTATTCCAAGAACTATGTATAATGTTGATTATGAAAACAATATAATTTTTTATTTTGTAGGGAAAAGTTCAATAGAAACATTAATAGCAGATGGTATATACGACAATAATACTTCTTATTTAAAACATTCGAAACTTACAAATAATAATGTTATTGAAAATCAATCATTGTTAATAGCAAATGATGAATATGCAACATTAAGTAATTCTATTAATATTTACAATATTTATAATAATGAAGAAAATATTGGTGGAGATACAGTAGGAATATCATTTTCATTTGATATAAAAGCATTAGCTACATATGATCCTTTAAAAGATAATAGTTATACAATATTGCATTTTGGATACGACCATCTAAAGAATATTAAAAATAATTTATCATTTCCTATAATAATTAAACTCATAAAAAAAAATAATATTCTAAATTTCTTTGATATAGTTTTTAAAATAGGAAGTTCTATAAGCGAAAACATATCAACATTAATTATACCAAATCAAGAACTAACAGAATTTAAAAATATATGTTGGACAATATCAAATTCAATTGATGAAAATTGGAACATATATGTAAATAATGTAAAAATTATTACATATACATCTTTATATACTATAAATAAAGTGTTTTATACGGGAAAATATATTGGTAAAAGTTTTACAAGTCAATTTGGAGAATGGCGATTATCAAATAAATTATATGTTAAAAACTTCAAGATATTTAATAAAGAACTTTCACAAACAGATGTTAATTTATCTAATATAAATGAAAATAATAAAATAAACCTTTTACCGATTTGGTTTAAAATGGATAAATTATTAGAAAATACTAATAATATAATAGATAATGATGGTTATAATAAAATGATTAATTATAAAGATATATTTAATAAGATTATAATATCACCAGGGGATTATACTTTAAAAAACTTTTTTAGAAAATATGACGAATTATATAATACAGAAATATGGTTTGGGCAACATTCTGATCCTTCTGATTTGACTAATTTGATAAATATATATTCAAAAAACCCTTTTGTTTTAGATATGAAAAGATCAACAATTTCGGAAAACTTGGGATTTGATTTGAATAATTCTATTAATACACGAGAAAGATATATATATAAAAATATTTATAAAAACAACAATAATATGAGTAAAATATTTCATAGTATAAAAAACGAAGAAACTAATGACCATGTTATAACATCACCTGGAATAGTATATTTTATTGGAAATAAATATATTATAATGAAATGTCCAGAAATAGAAGAACATTTATATAGATCGTTATCATTTTCAAACATATCTCTTGGATTAGCAAAGTTTCGTGTTGATAATATTGGTATTAATAATGAAAAATTAAGTATAACCAAAATACCATTTCGCGAGTTTCATCCAATTGGTAAATTATCAAGGATTACATTAAGGTTTGAGACAAATATAGGAACATTGTATGACTTTAAAGGCGTAAATCATAATATAGTAATCGCAATATATTATTACGAACCTACTCAAAAGAATTTTCCAACCGGATCTATATTAAATCCAGAATATAAAATGAATTATATTGATTATCAATATAAACAAGAAGAAATAGAAGGAGATAGCGATGAAGAAGAAGAAGGTGGAGAAGACTTTTCGCGAGATAATATAGATAATTATATTATAACAGAAAATGAATATAATGATAATGGTATCAAATTACAAGAATACAATAACTTTTTTATTGATAATGATGAAATATAAAAATACTTTATTCTTTTAATATAGTAAGCAACTCAATAATCTGTTCTGTTCTTATCTTATCACTTTTTAAATCTTCTAAAAATACTTCTTTCTTATCTTGTTCTATTTTTTCACAACTTTCAATCAAATCCTTTATTTTTTTTTTATCATCACTTGACACAGAAACAGTAGGATTCTTAATAACACTAATATTTTTAGGGGGGTCAAATACTACTTTTTCGTCACCTTTATAACCTTGTCCTGCTGTATCTATTTTTACACTTTTCAAAACTCCTTTATCTATTATAGCTGTTCCTGTAGCAATAACGCCCCCTTCTTCGGGTTCTTCAAAAGACACGGATGGTACCGAGGAATAACCACTTCCACCGTCTGTTATTTCGACAGAAGAAATACCATCAGTAATTATATTCACTTCAGTTTTATCTATTTTTACTTTTTCGGTTCCATTATAACCACTTCCATGAGTTAGAATTAATATGTTAATAAGTTTATCATTTTCAAATACAAATTCACCCGTCGCTATAACACCTTTTGGGTCTGTTGGTTGCGGAAAAACAAGAACGCTATCCTTTGTAACTGGTTTTTTAATTTCTAATAATGATTTAATATCAACACTTGTAATTCCACCTATGATAATTTTTCCCATTGCTGTTTTTTCAACAGTATCTTTTTTTTCATTTTCTGAAAATAATTCTATATTATTGTTTTTAAATACACAACCATATAGAATTAATACAAAAATTGCTATAGCAAATATTAATGACATATTAATAAATAAGCTTTCATAATCAAAGTTATTCATTATTTTCCCCGCTATACTAATACATTATAATTTATTAACAATAATAAAAAATTATAATATATATATAGATATTATGACAGAATTAAACTTATTATATGGGGGTGAAGAAAATATAAGTTCAGAATCTATGGAAAAAAATGATAACACGTATTCTTCGCAAATATCAGGAAGTCAAATACATAAAATGGCTTCTAATACAGATATATTACATGATGATAAAGAAAAGCAATCAAACCAGCATGTACAGCAATCACAACACGCACAACAAGCATTACAAGCACATCAAGAAAAACAAAATCAACAAAACCAGCAACAAATGGAACAACAATATCAGCAACAACAATTTCAAATACAGCAAAATCAATACCAGCAACAACAAAACCAATATATGCAAATACAAAAACAAAATATTAATAAAGTACAGCCAATTGAAAATACGTTTGTAAATAAAAAATACGAATATAGTTTTTTAGATAGAATAAATATGAAAAAAGCGGATGTTATAAAGTTGGCATTATTTTCATTAGTTATAGTTCTTGGTATTTCAATAGATAGAGTAATAACAAATTATATATCAAAATATATTGGTGATAATTTTTTAACAGACTTTCAAGAATTATTACTAAGAATTAGTTACCCTGTTTCTATTTTTTTGTTATTATGGATTTTTAAAGCTTTATAATTATTTTTATATATCAAATATATATAAATAGGAATGTCATATAATTCAGTTATACCCTTTATTATAATATTATTATTTACAACAATTTTTGTTATTAATATAGTGCAATTATCTACTTTTTATTATAGTAAATTCATAACAAAAACAGCACACGTAAAAAGCAATGCACCAAGATATGAAAGTTTATATGATACATATTGTGGATATAGTAAATACAGTATAAATAATTTGCAAATCAACTCAAATACATTGTTGAATGCTATAATATTTTTTATTTTATTTATTATATTTAATTCTACATATATACTCAATTTAAAGTCTTATTATTTAAATAATATGCATATAATTCCTAATGAAATTAAGCTTAAGGGGTATGATAAGTATTTTAATAAATCCATAAAGTCAAAAAGCGAGTATAGTATTGTATCATGGTTATGGTATTATGTATTAGCAATGTTTATTTATTATTTACTTAAAATAATTATAACATATATTGGATATAATACAAATGAGATAGACGTACAAGAAAATATGGGAGGTATTGATGATATAGTTAAAAAAAATATGAAGTGTGACCTTTATAATAGTATAATTCACAAAGAAGGATATGACCAAGATATAGAAATATTGAGCAAATATATAAAACTTAATATAAAACGTATAAATCAATTAACCGACATAGATAAAATTGAAGAGGTTGGAAAAATATTATTCACATACGAAGTATCTACAGGAACTTCATTTTTTCATAATAATAAAAAATTGTCTTTAAAAAATAAAGACAATAATGATATTTGCAATGAGGTCAGTAAGTGTTTTTTTGTTTCATTATCAAATACTAATAATAATGAAATATTTACCGAATTTGATATGTTAGAATCAAGAGATGTTATATTTCAATTGATAAATTACGACCAACATATTATGAAAGAATTAAAAACAGGATATTTAATGTTAAAAGATAATATAGAACGTTATTCTGCTAATATTACGAAAAATAAAGATTATTATAATACTTATTATCAGTCTCATTTAATATGTATTAATTTACTTTCTGTATATTTTTCCATGTCAGCTATTATATTTTTTGGACTTTTTGAATTCACTGGAATTAATAAACTTATTAATAGTTATTATTTGGACATAGATAGTTTTTATATTATATATCCTTTGTTAAGTTATATTAATAAGTTTATAAAATTAATATTAGTATTATTAGCAATATTAATAATTATTTTATAGATATAGATAAAGGTAATAAATCAATATATTGAAATGATTTTAGATAATATAAACAATTTTGTTTTTGTAATTATTAATATTATACTATATGTAATTACAATAATAATTGCTGTTATAACATTTACATCATTATCTAATTTATTTACATTTAATATTTATAACATTACTTCTATATTAAAGCTATATATTTATGAAGCATCAAATGATATTATACTTAAAGATATATATAGTTTTATGCTAATAAATTACATATACCGTTTAAATAAGCAAAATACATTAGAATTAAAACTAATACGAGATAATGATAATAAATATAAAATTGGCGATACAGCTAACTTAAAGTTTAAAGATGATATTGATAAAATATTTAATCATATACAAAATAAAGATGATAATAAAATACCTAAAGCAAATAAAACAATATTGCTAACAAAAACAGAAGAAAACTTATTGATATATTATATTAAAATGAACGATAATGAAATTATGTTAAAGGCAAATTATAAAGACGATACAGATAATGATTATTATAAATATAAGGCTACGTACTATAATAATATAAATTATTATAATGATTTAGAAATATCTGATAATAAAGCATCTTATCTGTATATACATATTTGCAATAAATTTTATGAGATTATTGTTGTATTAATATTAATAATATTTGCAATAATATTAACTATTTTTTTATTGCAAATTGCTTTAATATTATATGGGAAGGTCAAAGGAAAAGATGGTGAATATGGTTCAAGTATTGTATCATATATTGTTGAAACAAATAAGTGGTCTATTGTTTTTGCAATTATTTCTATAACTTTATATAGTATATTGCACGGATTAATATATAAAAATATTTTTATAGATACAGTATATAATAGATTATATGAAAATTACAAAGAATTATTACATCCAGATATATACGTTAGAACAGAAATAAATAATATATATAGTTTTATAAATAATATTAAAAGTCCAGAAATAAAAGAAAGGTTGTATGATAATAATATTAATATATTAAAATTATTGGCTAAAGGGGATAACGATATTATATTAGATACTGTAATAAATAAAAAAGAAACTATTATTGTACAGAAAGAAGATTATGCTAAATATGTAGAAAAATTACTTAATACTAATAAAAACTTTAGAATATCACAATACAAATCAAACAAATATATTTTAAAATATGTAGAACATATTTTAAATATACATCCATCAAATAATTATTCAATTGACGATAATTATATCTCGTCAAGTATGTTTTTATACATTATATATTCATATTTTATTAATAATAATGTAGAAGACCCGCATATTATTAATAAATTAAATAAAATATTATTAAATGATAAGGTTATAATTGGTGATGATAATGTAGATGATGACATTGAATATACTTTTTTATTAAAGTCTTTACTACCTCATGCTTTAGATGACAATAAAATGATAGGTGAAATAAATATAATAATGAAAAATATAATGAGTTTATATGAAGAACATTATAATTTAAACATAGAAAAATACACAGGTGATATTCATAATAAAAATATATTGTTATCATTGAATGATGAAAAAATGCCTTCGATTATAAGAAAAGACCTTGAAAAAAAAATAAATAAGTTTTGTGATTTATTAAAACAAAGCAGTAATAATATAAACTTTGGAAAGCATATATTCAACATAAATATATATATAATATTAGAAGTAGCTCTAAACCTAATCTTTGTATTATATATATTAGCTGGAAGTTTTAGCGAAATATTGAAATTAATTGTAAACTTATTTGAATATATAAGTAAAAATAAAATAAACATATTAAAAAATTTATTATCATCTATTTTATTTGCATTTTAATTTAATATTAATAATGTAGATATATATAAGTAAATATGAAAAAAACTTTTTTTAGACTTTATGCTATTGTAATTTATGCTATTACAATAGTATTATTTATAAATAACTTTTATAACTTAGTAATATTATCAAGAGATACAGACTTTGGTATAATAAATGATAATATAGAAAATAAAAAATATACGGTATTAGATTTATTTAACTACAAAACATTGTATTATTTTATTAATAAAAATGATTGCAATCGCACATTTAATATTCATAAAGAATTATCATTGGATACAAATAGTATTTTAATAGATAGTTTTATATATTCTACTATTTTGATTATAATTATATTATTACTATTGTTTGCTATAGATATGTTTTTTTCAATATATGTTAAAAAATACTCTACAAAAATAGTACCTAATGATAATATAATATCTGTTGGGGGGTATAAAGATAAAGTTTTCTCGATATATAGTATATTTAATGAAAATAAAATATTTATTATTATGACACTTGTATGCATAATACCATTAATAATAATAACACTTTACCTAAAAATTAATTATTCTAATCAAGAATTAATAATAAATATAAAGTCGCATTATATGATAAATAAAGATAATAATTTTTTACACAACATTATCAAAAGAGAATGGGAACTTATAAATGATAAGGCTAAAAAAGATGATTTTAAAGTATTATTGTCAAACTCTACAATCTATAATATTGATATAAATCTAATAAATATTAAAAAATATGACAATTTATTTATAAAAATATATTATTTATGTATATTTTTGCAAAAACAAAATAATCATAAAACTAATGTTTTTACAAAAATGTATAATATTCTAAATACATATGATAAAAAAGTTAAAAAATGCGATATTTCATATTCTACATATGACAGTAATAATAAAATAAATGACGAAAATGAAATTATTATATTATCATCTCTATTACAAAGCAAATATTTAATAGAATATGGCGAAAAAGGAAGATATGATATAAAAGACGAATTAAAAGACAATACGTGTGACTATTCTATTATAAAAGAATGGCTAATGCAATTAGAAACAGAATTAGGAGTAAAGACACCAGACAATAAAAAATATTTAACAAATATAATGAAACAAGCAACTGGTATTATTAAAAGCTCTATATATTTAATTTTTACATTAACATTAATTATAGTAATATTTTCATTATTGATGCTTTTAACGTATTGTCGTAAGATTAAACAACCAGAAACTATTATTAAGTATTCTAATCATTTTGGGGTAAAAAAAATAGATGATTTATTAACAGTATTTTTTAATATTATAGATAGATTATGTAATGCATTAAAAAAATTATATTAAATGATATTTAAGGAATTACTAATAATTAGTTATTAAATGGAAAACAAGTATTTACTTAATATTAAAACAATACAGGCATCTACATTTAAACAAGTTATTGATGCTTTAAAAGAGATTCTTATGGATGTTAATTTGGAAATTGATGAAACTGGTATTAAAATAGTTGCTATGGATAATACACATATTGTATTAATACATCTTAAGTTGGAGGCTGAAAAGTTTGAGATATACGAATGTGAAAAAAAAATATATGTTGGTATAAATATGCTTCGTCTTCATGCATTGATAAAAACAATTACTAATAATGATATCCTGTCATTATATATTTTAAAAGACGACCCTAATCATTTAGGAATATCTATAGACAATAATGATAAAAATTATAAAACAAATTATAAATTGTCAGTATTGGATATTGATGTTTTAAATATTCAAATACCAGCTGTTGATTTTCATACTATTATTAATATGCCTTCATCATATCTTCAAAAAATCATAAGAGATATGCATAATCTTGCTGAGTTTATAGAGTTTAGAAATATAGGCGATAAGCTTATATTAAGTTGTAAAGGTGACTTTTGTCAACAAGAAACAATATTAGGTTCTGATAAGTCACAAGCAATTACAATAACCAAAAATAATACAGAAGAAGAACACGAAATAATACAAGGTATTTTTAGTTTAAAATATTTATCTATATTTACAAAATGTACTAATCTTTCAAGTACAGTAGAAATATATTTAAAAAATAATTATCCAATAATTTTAAGATATACTATTGCATCACTTGGTGAAATAAAACTATGCTTATCGCAACAAGATATATCATAACATTATAAATGTGTTATTTAGAAAAATAATATTATTTTTTTTTTTGTAAATTTGGATATAATATATATTTATAATATATATTTTGAATTTTACATAATGTTTTTTGCAAAAGTTTATATAATTCATTTAAACATACGAAATAATTATCTGAAAAAATTATGTCTTTATCATTAATTATATATAATATCTCTCTTTTTATTTGATTAAAAATATTAACAAGTTTATTCATTATTATCTAAAATATTATATTATCTCTTAAGTGTAAGATTTTAAAAGTCTGCTTCTAAATCAAACTTTCTCAATTCTGAAAAGTCTTGACTTCCACCAACATTAGCTTTACTATATTGTGAAACACGACTTTCGAAAAAGTTAGTTTTTGATTCTATAGATATACGCTCCATGAAAGGAAATGGATTTTGCGTATTCCATATTTTATCATATTCTAATTGTGTTAAAAGTCTATCGGCGACAAATTCAATATATATTGACATTAATTCTGAGTTCATTCCAAGCATAGAACAAGGAATACTTTCAATAATAAAGTTCTTTTCTACTTCAACTGCTTCCTTAACAATTGTATGAACGGCTTCTTGCGATAATCTGTTTTCTAACTTTGAATATAATAAAATTGCGAACTCGACATGCATAGCTTCATCTCTACTAATTAGTTCATTAGAAAATGACAATCCCGGCATTAAACCACGTTCTTTTAACCAAAAAATGCTACAAAAAGCACCGCTGAAAAACACTCCCTCGACAAGAGCAAATGCTAAAAGACGTTGTGCGAAAGATGATTCTTTATCATTAATCCATTTAAAACACCATTCAGCCTTCTTTTTAATACAAGGCATATGATTAATAGCATTTAATGTTTCATTTTTTTCATTAAAGTCTTTAAAATAAGAGTCAATTAATAGAGAATATGTCTCAGAATGAATATTTTCCATAGACATTTGAAAAGAATAAAAAAACTTTGCTTCTAGAACCTGTACTTCATTCAAAAATCTTTCTCCTAAATTAATATTAACAATTGTATCACTTGAACTAAAAAAAGCCAATATATGTTTAATAAAGAATTTTTCATTATCAGTTAATTTTTTAAAGTCATCAAGGTCTTTACTTAAATCTAATTCTTCAGGTGTCCAAAATACACTAACAGCATTTTTATACATTTTCCACATATCATCCTGTTTGATGGGGAATATAGTTAAACGTCCAGAATCTTGTAGAATAGGTTCTTTGTTATCTGTCATATTATACTATATTATATAATATATTTTTTATATGATATTATATTAATCATAATTAAATGAGGGCATCATCATATTTCCCATAGCACCAACACCAGATATAGCAGCGACTGGTTTATACATATATGATAATAAAAACCATATCCACGATGATATAACTATTATAATTCCAAAAACAATCATACCAACCCCAGCATAATAAGTATAATTTTCAACTGTAAACTCATTCGGGTCTAATGGATTATAATAAACATCAATACGTTGTCCTTTATTTACTATCCCTTGACTAGTATATTGATTTGTATATTTAACATTATTAACAGTATATACGACAGTAGCCATACATGTTGTTTTATTTTTTTCAATATTACATTCAGCATTATGAATAATTCCCGACGTAGTTTCGCTTTTTTTTATATTTATATCTTTAATCCAAATTCCGACAAGTATCATAATTATACATATAAATGTTGAAAATAAAGCAGATATAAAATTATATAATAATCCAAAGTTTGCCGATGAATCATAAATAGGTTTTAATACATTTTCGTTTTGTTTAATATCATTTATTGTATTGGTAAAAAAAGCATAACCTCCCTCTTTTTTTCTCATCAATTCTAATTTATATTTAGAATAAAAAAATTATATTTAAAATGAACTATGATGAACACAATATGCATGTGTCATCATTATCTGCTTGACATTTCATTTTTTTTTTTGCAAACGCTGGATCAATTGTAAATTGTTGCGTTTTCGCTCTCGGTTTTGTACGGAGATAATAAGAACCTGTTTTTAAACCTTTAGAATGTCCGTAAAAATGCATTGACGACAACTTTTTAAAGTCTGGTTCTTCCATGAATATATTTAAACTTTGTGTTTGACAAATATATTTACCACGTGCGGCAGACATATCAATGATAATTCTCTGTTTAATTTCCCACGATGTTTTATATAATTCTTTCATATCGCTACTAATTTCATCAATATTTTGAACACTGCCTTCGTGCAAAATTATAGTGTCCTTCATTTCTTTATTCCACAACCCTTTTGAAATCAAATCACGAATTAAATATTTATTAATTATAATAAATTCACCACTTAATGTTTTTCTTTGAAAAATGTTATTTGTAAATGGTTCAAAACTTTCATTAAATCCCATAATTTGTGATGTAGATGCTGTTGGCATAGGAGATATAAGTAAGCTATTTCTAATACCATATTCTTTAATATCTGTACGCAATTTTTCCCAATCATATCTATTACTGGGTTTTTCATCCCATAAATCAAATTGAAATAAACCTTTTGATATTGGACTTCCTTCGAAAGAAGTATATGCACCAGTATATTTTACATTAGTAATATTTTTTTCATATTCATTTACATAATCATCAATATTTTCTGTACTTTCACCTGAAACTATTTTACCAATAATATCAAAACGTTTTTTTGATAATTCCATAGAAGCCTCTGTAGCCGCATTATAAATAGTTTCAAATATATCAATATTTAATTTAGAGGCTTCTTCTCCTTCAAATGGATATTTGAGAAGCATGAATACATCAGCCAATCCTTGAACACCAATTCCAATAGGTCTATGTTTTAAGTTTGATACCCTCGCTTTTTCCACAGGATAAAAGTTTTTATCTATTACTTTATTAAGATTTTTCGTAATAATTTTAACGACCTCGTGTAATTTTTCAAAATTAAATATATTATTTTCTACATATGTTGGAAGACAAATTGACGCAAGATTACAAACTCCTGTTTCTTCTGGTGATGAATATATCAAAACCTCCGCACATAAATTACTTGATTTAATTGTTCCCAAGTTTTGCTGATTACTTTTTCTATTTGACGCATCTTTATAAAGAATATATGGTACTCCTTGCTCTATTTGTGCTTCAAGAATTTTAAACCATAAATCTTGTGCGTTAATTTGTTTTGTATATTTACCATTGCTTTCATATTTTTCATATAACGTATTAAACTCTTCGCCGAATACTTCGCTTAAACCAGGACATTGATCAGGACACATTAGAGACCATATTTTATTTTCTTTAACTCTATGCATAAAAAGGTCAGATACCCATAAAGCCAAAAATAAATCCTTACATCTTTCCTCTTCACTTCCATGATTTTTCTTTAATTCCAAAAAAGCTTCAATATCACTATGCCAAGTTTCCAAATAAACAGCAATACTACCAAGTCTTTTTCCAGCTTGATCAATATATCTTGCTGTATTATTAAATACTCTCAACATAGGAATAATACCATTAGATACCCCATTTGTTCCGCGAATATGACTTCCTTTTGCTCTTATTTGATGAATATGAAGTCCAATACCACCGGCATATTTTGATATCAAAGCGATTTCTTTTAAACTGTCAAATATACCAGAAACACTATCATCATTTACACTACATAGAAAACAACTACTTAATTGAGGTCTGTTTGTTCCTGCGTTAAAAAGTGTTGGTGTAGCATGTGTAAAATACTTTTTACTCATCAAATCATATGTTTGTAAAGCTTCTTTAATATCATTTCCATGAATACCTATTGCTACTCTCATCCATAAATGTTGTGGTCGTTCAATTACTTTTTTATTAACGCGGATAAGATATGCTCGTTCAAGTGTTTTAAACCCGAAATAGTCAAATAGATAATCTCGTTGATAATCAATATACGCATTCAACTTTTCTTTATTTTTATTAACAATTTCATATACTTCGTCAGATACCAAAGAAGACTTTTTATCATGAATATCTGTATTATCATAAAGTGTTTGAATAGTTTCAGAAAATGATGGTGATGTATTTTTATGATGATTAGACACTATAATACGAGATGCCAATAAACTATAATCCGGATTATCAATTGATAAACTGCTACATAAGTAAGCAGCCAATTCATCTAATTGAAATGTATCTACACCGTCATAAATACGCGAACACACTTTTTGTGCAATTTCATAAACATCAATATTCAAATCGGAAGATAATTTTTTAAGACGCATTAGAACCTTGTCAAAACTTACATCTTCGTATTCTTTATTACGTTTTATTACTCGCATTATATTTGTCCCTTGTTATTTATATATATACTCTGTTTGTTTATATATTTTCATATTTTAATATGATGCCTGCGGATGTTTTTACATATCCTTTAATACTTATCACACCAATATGTTCTTTATGATGACATTCTTTACATAATGGAACTAAATTATGTTTGCTATTTTTGTGATATGATGATAAATATCCATCTTTATCTGCTTTATGTTGATAAACAATATGATGTGTTTCTTCTGCTTTTTTATCGCATATTTTGCAATTATTAATAAGAACTTTTTTATTATAATGACACTTTTTATTTTTAACAAGGTCTATATTAATTCCTTCAACCTCTTTCCTAAATTTTTCGGCATTTTTCATAAAGTCATATGGCATATCCAATGATTTGCAAACTTCAATTCCATATATTGTAGATCCTTGTCCTTCTTGCAATTTTCTTTCATATATTATATTGTTATTTTCATCGATAGATATGCGAATATGTTTTACAAATAATTTATTACAATTGATATATTCTTGTAATGTTGATAATTTTGTAAGTTCGTGGAGATGAGATGCAAATATAAAAGAAGCCCCTTTTTTAATCAAAGTATCTATACCACTGGCTACAATAGATATTCCAGATATTGATTCCGTTCCACAACATATTTCATCACCAATAACCAAACTATATTTATTACATCTTTGTAAAATATTCCTTAATTCTGTCATTTCTACTGTAAAACTTGACATTCCTTTATAAATATTATCCATACCAGAAATCCTCGTAAAAACACTTTTATATGGATAATATGACATTTTTTCGGCGGCAACAAACATACCCGCCTGTGCCATTATAATATTTACACCAACCGCTTTCATAAAACATGATTTACCAGAAGCATTAATACCATATAGTAATATACCATCTTCATTTAATAAAATGTCATTTCCTATATATTCAACATCGTCCTGTATTCTTTCAATCAGGGGGTGTCTCATATTTTTAGAATCAATAAACGAAGACTTTCCCAAAGTTCTTTCACTATCAATTATAGGTCTTGTATAACAAAAGTCGCACGCATTCTTTGCAGAGTTTGCCGCTATATCTATACGTGTTAAATATTTAATGATATTTTCTATTTTATAATTATTATCTGTTATAAACTTTTTTACAAATCCCCTATATTCTTCAATAACCAACTGTGATATTTTTTCATTATTTGATGATATAATATTTGATTGTATAATTATATCTGGATGAGTTATTTTATAAGTAGTAGCGGTTGTCATACCATGAGGTTTAAATGATTCAAAATGTTTATCATTTTTAGATAATGCTATTTTTTTAGCACATTCAAACCTTTTCTTGGTAATTAATATATAATAACCGTCTCTATCAGTATAATCTATTTTACCTAATGTAGTATCATTCAAACCTATTTTTGTAATACTATCGCACAAATCTTTTATAATATTATGAGCCTTTTCGTTATCAATTATTAAATTGTCAATTTCAATAAATATACCTGTTTTAAATATATTTCCAATATTATTTCTATCTGTTAAATTATATTTTGATGCTTTATCTATATCTAAAATATTAGTATATGAACCTATTACGTCATTAATATAATCTACATTAAAGTCTTTGTCGAAATTAGATATAGTATTATAAATATTAATTGTAGATTTAAAAGATTCGTCTATTGAAACCCAATCTTGTGGAGCAATTTTATTTAATATCATTTTTCTCATAGACCTTTCCAAATCAACAATATTTGATAAATGCTTGCGAACTAATATATATATTTTATCTTTTTTAAGTTTATCAACATCATCATATGATTTATTTAATTCATCTATATTAATCATTGGAATTAATAATTTATCCTTGAATGTCCTTGACCCAAATGAAGTAATACATTTATTTAATACATCAATAAGTGGTTTATCATTTTTATATAATCCTAAAATATTTAATTGAATAGCAGAATTATACTCAATTGTCATATTATTATTACTATTAAATATTTCAGGTTCTTGCAATTCCTTTATTATTTCAGTATTATGTTCGTGTGCAAATTGAAGCAAGCAACAAAAAGCCAATCTAGCAATTGTAAATTTTTCCAGATTTAACATTTCAATAATAGACATTAACCCTTTTTTAATAAAAAAAGCTTTCTCTAATATTTCGCGTTGATTTACTATATTATTATAAGAACTAATATATTCGCAATTTTCCCATTTATAATGAACGAGAATATTATTAATATGAAGACTTCTCAATATAGTTTTTTTATTATCAGGAGTTAATTTTGAACTTATTATAATAATCTCAATTGGATTATAAGTACTTACAAACCGAAATACTTCGTCGTTTGCGAATTCAGGGTCGGTTTTTGTTGAACCTACTTCATATACGAAAGTCTTGCCTGTTGATAAATCTATTCCTGAAATACCAGCTATTAAATATTCTCCAATATATTCATAATAAATTACCATCATATAATTACTTTTTTTTGTTGTAATATTAATATTAGAACCAGGTGATAAAACCTCTGTTACTTCCCTTCTTGGATTTGGTGGTTCGGAAACTTGTTCAACGAGTACAATTGTATAATTATTATTCAATAATATTTGTGTGAATTTAGATAACGAATGTGTTGGAAATCCAGCCATAACAGGATTTGAACGAGATACTTCCGATATTGTTTTGTTTTTTCTCGAAGTTTGTATCCCGCATATATCCGCAATTATAAATACTTCATTTTCGGATATATTATCAGTTATTGTGTATATTTCAAAAAAAGAACCTACTTGCATTAAAACAATGCATTTATTACCGTATTTTTCTTTATACTGATTGGTGTATTCTAAATATTCATCGATAATCATATCTATGTTCATTATAATATATGTATATATTTCTTATATATAGTACATTAAAACGCTGGGGAAAAATAATATAAAGATAATATATAATTATTATATAAATATGTCAATCAAACTACAAACAGAGTTTGAGGATATATTATATAAACTTAAAGATTATGATATTGATTCATTATCTTCGTTGAGTGACATTATTAAGTTAGACTTTTACAAATATTATAAACAAGCAACTAGCGGAGATTGTAATATTGAAAAACCATGGGCAATATATTATAAACAATCAGCTAAATGGGATGCTTGGAATAGTGTTAAGGGAATGAATGTTGACGAAGCTAAAGAAATGTATATTAAAAATTATTATGAGTTTATTTCGTAGGTGATAATATTGGTTTCTCAATATTTTAAATATTTTGATATTGTAATATATTGAGATTATACGATGTTAATATATCTTTATAAAAGTTAGTTTTATACATTACAAGATAATTAGAACATATAAGCTGTGCAGTATTAGGTTTGCATTCTGTTATAATAGAATATTGAGGCATAATAACATTAATATATGAATTAACGACCAATATTGTAAAAGGCAAACTTACGATACTTGTTTTATACATTAAATATATAATTATTTTTACTAACTTAATAAATGAAGTAAATGTATCAATGAAAATATTAAACATATTAATATATGCATCTTTATTTCCTACTAAGTACTGTATTGTAGAGATAAATAATAAGATAAACGCTAATGCACAAATATACCAATTTTTTTTTCTCCATACAAGTACTATAAAATATGTGCAAAAATAGTATAGAAAATTAGATATAACCTTAATTAAAACATAGTATAGTTCGAACATTAATAAGAATAAAAAGTTAATAGCATATGTTATACTTACTATTATATTAAGCAATGTACAAATGCCTATAATAAATACAATCACAAGTATTGTTATTATAATTACATTAAATGTATAAACAAAACTTTTAAAATATTCATAAATACTATTATAAATACTAAATAAAACTATATCGTTTTTATCTATTTCTGGCTCTATATTTTTCAATATGATGTTTTGACTTTTTATTTCATCTATTTCCATATTTGGTAATTCACAAACATTTTCACGGTCTGGGGACTTTATAATAGAATCTTCTTTTATAATATTTACTTTACTAATCATATTGTTATAATATTCACTTTGTCTTGAAAAACATACATAACAAGAGTATTTTAAAGCAAAATCTACATATTTTTTTATATCTTTTGCTGTTGATTTATCAGATATTTTGCTATTACTTGATGTATTATTATTATTAAGACTTTTTGAAACCTCATAAGCATAGTCTATACCATAATTATCACTTATTTTATTTAAATATGTCATATAGTAAAGATCATTGCTTGTTAATAAATTGTTAAAATTTAAAATATCATCTGATATTTTAATTTTAATTGATGTTTCATTTGAGAGTGTATCTATAATATTTTTAATATATCTTTCATACATTTCTTTAGACTTTTCAATATCAGTTATAATACTTGATATAAAAAGATCAGGATTTTTTATTACATTGTCTATTATATTTATATCGCTTGTATTAATGTCTTTTGCTAATTCATATTCTTCATTATTCCAATTTGAATTATCTTTTTTTTTACTTATTTCATTTAATTTATAAAGATATGAACCTTTTTTATTTATATCTTTTATAGTACTTAGCGTACTTCCATATAAACAAATGATAGAAAAAGGGTCAAAAATAGTATAATCGCTATATTTACCTTTTAAATAAGATGATTTATATACACATTGTTTTATATTTCCTTTTCTAATAATTAAACTATCATTAATATCATTAATATAACATGGTTTATAACATATAGATACATCATTTGTATCAATATCTACTAGTTCTTTTTCGCCTTCTACATAATTATTATTTATATAGTAATTTGGAATACAAAACCAATCATGCCATTTTTCTATATCATATTTATTACAATGAGCTTGTAATGGCAAATATTCATATATCGCTTTTTTACTTTCCAATACATTGTCTTTATTTATCAAAACCTTCGTATTATCCAATTCTGTATTATTCATAACATGTGTATCATTTTGATTTTTATTATCATATTTTTGGGAATCTTCATTATTATTAGACATGTATTTTGTATTGCTGTCTTTTAAAAATATATAATATATTATTAATTATTATATAGTTTTAAAAGTTATATTGGTTTTATATATATCTCTTTTTTTGGTTCTATTGGTTCTGGTTCTATTACTGGTTTTATTTTTACACTACAATTGGGTTCTAAATAATCTTTTTTATCATCACCTTGACAGTCTAAAACATATTTCGATTCATTTTTATTAACATCTTTTACTTTTTTCCATTTTATTTCAAAGTCTTTTTGAATTATATTTGTAGGTTTATATATGGAATATACAGCATTTACATTATAATTATCTACTTTATTAGCAATATTCAAATCTTTTCCATTAAAATGATATAAATTGTCAGCACCTCTGCTATTTTCATCATTTTCTCTGGCTATATCATCGGGCAAAACTTCGGTTAATGATTTTACGCCATTGTCTACGTTTTTTGCAAATAATGAAATATCTCCCATAAATGACGAAAAGTCATTCGTAAATGAAGTAAAAAAATTACCATTATAATCAAAACTATTATTAGAAGTTGTTGCTTGTTGTCCTGTGCCAATATTATTATTTGTTTTGCGTTTAGTTGAAAATCCAAAATAAACTATAACGAATATAATAATAAAAACAACAAAACCTGCAAAAGGTGAAGACCATCTATTAAAAAATATGCTTAAAAAATGGAAAAATTTATCTACACCAAAATAAATTGTTCCTGTTGTTTTATTAAATAATATGTTTATAAACTCTAACGCTTTTTGTCTAATATATAAATAATCAGCATAACTTTTTTCTTCTTTTTCTATATCTATATCATCTATTTCTTGGAGTGCTCTATTTATGTATTTATTTATGTCTTTGTCATAAATTTTAATATTATCTTCTAATTCTTTTATCTTTTTATTATTTATTTTAATTCTATCATTTAATCTAAATGTCTTACAATCACTATTATTAGTATCAATATATTGACCTATATTTTCTGTATTTTCCCCACAATCTTTAATTTTTTCATACAATACCGATGCAATAGGATATGTTGCAATATATGTCGATGGATTATCCATAATAGGTGTTAAACCAAACTCTTCAGAAAAGTCAGTTTTTGCTTTCTCTAAACTGATTGTTTCATTTATATTTTTTACTTTTTTTTTAGATGGTTCTACAGGTAAGTTGTCCAATGGTTGAGTTATATTTTGTGGATTAAAATATTGCTGATATTGCATATTATATGTAATATTCTATTTAATTATTAAATATATATTTTAAAAAATAAGTGTAAAATACCAATAAATATATATATATTATATTAATAAATGTATTTCTATTTATATTTAGTAATTTTTTTGATTTTACTTTATACATCCTTATATTACATTTTTATAGACGAGATATCAATTTATCAATTAAGTGTAGAGCATTTTGATTTTGACATTTTATATAAAAAACAACCTATCGTTATAACAGAAAGTATTAAAGATATTGATGATTTAATTAGTAAATGGTTTAATTACAATATAATATATCATAATAATAACCCTCCAAAATTATGGGAAAGAAATAAATTTAAATATTGTATGATATATTCAAATGGAAAAAATGAAGACTTTTGTGAAATAAATTTATGCAATCCACTATCATTACAGAATAATGGGTGCCCTGACGGAAATAGTAAAATTACTACAATAAAACTTCAAAATAACAAAGTTTTAATTATACCTTTTAAATGGTATTATAATATATCCGGAAGTCCAAAAATAATCGGTATTCATGATTATATAACATGTTGTATTGATATGTTAAGTTATAGATAGGTTTTTAAATATAGTTATAAAATGTTGTCATCGGCGGGGTTCGAACCCGCGCGTACGTATGCACATCAGATCTTAAGTCTGACCCCTTAGACCGCTCGGGCACGATGACTAACGCCATTATAGGCTATATTAAATATAAAAATAAAGTAATAGGATTATTGTATTATGTATATATATATTCTAATTCTTATATATATTTAAAAATTGATATTGTTTAATTTATATAATTATTAATATAATGGACGAATTAATTAATACACTTAATAATACTTCTTTAAAAAATGAAGAATCTACATTATTGATTACTTATATTAAAGGGTTAAATATTGATGAAAATATTAAAGATTATTTATGCTATTTGATAGATAATGACAACTTATGTGATTATCAAACAATATACAATATATGTATTGAAAATGATATTGAACTACCCCCGTTTTGAAAAAAAACTTATTTTATATATTCTATCTTTGAAAACTTATTTTTTTTATTATACGCTTACGCTACTCAAAATATATTCTTAAAGTTTTGCAAAAAGTTGTTAGTAATGGTAATGGATGAAATGAGTACATAATCTTTTTATTTTAAGAATATATAGAAAAAGTTTAAAAGTTATAGATTTATATAATTATGTACTCAAAATATATTCTTAAAGTTTTGCAAAAAGTTGTTAGTAATGGTAATGGATGAAATGAGTACATAATCTTTTTATTTTAAGAATATATAGAAAAAGTTTAAAAGTTATAGATTTATATAATTATGTACTCAAAATATATTCTTAAAGTTTTGCAAAAAGTTGTTAGTAATGGTAATGGATGAAATGAGTACATAATCTTTTTATTTTAAGAATATATAGAAAAAGTTTAAAAGTTATAGATTTATATAATTATGTACTCAAAATATATTCTTAAAGTTTTGCAAAAAGTTGTTAGTAATGGTAATGGATGAAATGAGTACATAATTTCTTTATTTTAAGAATATATAAAAAAGTTTAAAAGTTATGGAAATATATTATTATGTACTCAAATCTATTCTTAAAGAATTTGCAAAATATTAATAAGAATGGTAATGGATGAAATGAGTACATAATTTCTTTATTTTAAGAATATATAAAAAAGTTTAAAAGTTATGGAAATATATTATTATGTACTCAAAAAAGGATTGTTAAATATTGAATAAATAGTTTATAATAATATAATATATAATAGTATAAATACACATTATAATAGTATGGCTGATAATATTAATAAAAATATAAATAACAATCGCATTAATAGATTTTTACGACCAGTTAAATATCACTCTGAATATATATATACTTTATCGCCTAATTGTAAAAATACAACTTTTAATAAACGCGGTTATGAAAGTTATAAAGATGATATTAAAATTATAGAAAATAAAAAAAATATTAAAATGAATAAAAATGATTAATTATATTATATAAATTGTATATTTGATAGATTATTTTTTAGCTACTTTCTTTTTAAGGTTTTTTGGTTCAACAATTCCCTTAAGATCATTGTCATAATCTTTTAGTGTATTGTCGCGATGTAATACCCATCCTTTCTCCAATTCATTTAGGTCTTCTAACCATAATGTTTCAATATTAGTATCTCTCAATGTTTTAATTTTGCTATCTACAATATTAAATTCATTTTCAAGAATTATTTTTCTATCATATGTTAATTGTGAAATGGGCATTTTAAGAAGATAATTATATTTTGAATTATTATTTTTTTCACCAGCATCTCCAACATCTTCATTTTCGTCATCAGCAGTACTAGTATTATTATCAACGGGTGGATATTTTAACTCAATTAAACGAATTGTAATATCACTTAATTTTTTATTCATAACCAATATATTTCCCGAAATAATGTCCAATATAAATCTAATTTTATTACTCAATATTTTTGCTTCTTTTTCAAGTGTTTTAATTTGAAACATTTTACGTTCATAATATTTGAGAATACGAGTTTCCGACCATTCTTTTATAATATCAGTCGTACTTTCATATTTTTCAATAGCTCCAGTTTTATTAAACAAATGTATATTATTAATACTTAAATTTTTACTGGATTGCATTTTAAATAATGTTTCAAACTTATCTCCTATAGTATTTTTAACACTTGTATTAAAATGTAAAATAAACTTAACATTCATTGACGTATAATGATTTTCAATGTATTTTAAATTGTTTAATCCACTTGTAATCATATTTTCAAGAAAGTCTTTATAATCTTCTGTCCATGTTCCAATCGGTAATTCTGTTATCTCAACGCATTCATCATCAATCCACCTATAAACACCTTTGCTAATATATGAGTTTTTTTCCGCTTTTACAATTGTTCCTTTGAAACCAAGATAATGTGGTACAAGGTCGTTAATATCGAGTAGTTGAATTGTATCATAAATGCTACTTAAATCATCGTGTGTTTTTACTTCAACATTTGAAATCTTTATCATATTGCATATAATTTTACAAATTTCAATAATTTCACTTGGATTATATTGAGGAATATTTGTAGAATATCCTGTTCCAATACCAATACCTCCATTTACAAGAACCATTGGAATTACAGGAATATAAAATTCTGGTTCAATTTGTTGTCCATCATCTTTTTGATATGTAAGAATATCATTATCTTCTTCTTTATATATTAACTTTGTAAGTTTAGATAATAATGTGAAAATATACCTTGCTGACGAAGCATCTTGTCCTCCTTGACAACGACTTCCAAATTGACCACTTGGATTTAATATATTAATATTATTTGTACCAACATAAATCTGCGCCATCCCAACAATAGCCTGTTGAAGTGAATTTTCGCCGTGATGATAAGCTGAAACCTCACTTACATAACCTGAAAGCTGTGCAACCTTTATTTCATTAGTATATAACTTTCTTTTAAAACAAGAATATAAAATCTTTCTTGTACTTTCTTTTAAACCATCGCACATATGATTAATAGACCTTTGTAAATCTCTATTGCTAAAATGTATCAAATCTTTGTCTACAAATGATTTAAAATCAACATTAAGATTTTTATAATCCAATACATTATCTTTATCATAATTTGCTAACCATAATTTACGGTCATCGGCTCTCTTTTTATTGAAAGCCAAATCAATAACCTCGTCGGCATTATCATCATATTTATATGTTACTTTTTTCATATTTTTAAAATATTCTTTCGCTTCTTGGTCATTAGAAGTACCTAATCCCTTGTAATACTTAATTTTCCACGAACCTTTTTTAGCATCATCGGTCTCGCACCATTTTTCATAATCTGACATATTATAAAACTCAATTACATCTTTTTTAAGACTGGATGCTTTTATAATTGGTGTAAGCATAGATGTTAGAAATCCGGATATTTCATAAAGTTCGTGCCACATACTTTGGAAAATATTAAATATCAAACCTTTAATATGACTACCATCATGATCTTGATCTGTCATAATCATTATAGAACCATATCTTAATTGTGAAACATCTGTATATTTTTTATTTTGTTCTAAACCTAAAATCTTCTTAATTGCTGTTATTTCCGCATTGTCTGATATTTTTTGTAGAGTAGCATCTTTTACATTAAGAATCTTCCCACGAAGAGGAAATACACCATACTTATCTCTACCGATTACGCTTAATCCGGAAATTGCCATAGTTTTAGCCGAATCTCCTTCTGTTAAAATAAGAGTACATTCAGAACTATTTTTAGTGCCGGCAAAATTAGCATCATCAAGTTTTGGAACTATAATGCGAGAGATTTTTTTACCATCAGTCTTAACAAGTTTTTTCTTATCATAAAATTCAGTTATACTAAGAGCTTTATCTATAATTCCAGTTTTAAATAACTTTTCATAAAACTTATCACTCAATTCACATTTAGAACCAAATTTAGCAACAGGAGTTGTAAGTGTTTCTTTACTTTGTGAATCAAAACTAGGATTTACAATAATTGCTTTTACAAATATGATTAAATTATCTTTGATATGTTGAGACTTTACCGATTTTTTCTTTTTTGCTAATGTCATATCAACAAGATTTTTCGTAATCATATTTGTAACATATTCTAAGTGTTTTCCACCCTTTACAGTATTTATACCATTAACAAATGATATATATTCAAAAGAACCAGAGTTTGAAATAGATGCCGAAACCTCCCATCTTTCACCGGATGCCTCGTAAATACATGGTTGTGTTTTTTTATCTAAGAAAAGTTCGCAATATTTTTCAAAGTCTTTAACGGTAAGTTTTTTATCATTAAATGTTACCGCTACTTCTTTTACGGTTGTTGCACATGCATCAATAACTCTGCGATGAAAAAGTTTATATATATCATCGGTTATATTATTTATTCCAAACTTTTTATAATCTGGTGTAAATGTTATTTGCGTATATGGAGATTTAGAACAAGCTTTAACAGTAGGAACATCGCGTTCTGTCATATTTTTGCTAAAAGTCTGAGTATAAATCTTTTTTGAATAATGATCAACTGTTTCAATTATAAACTCAGTTGAAAATATATTAGCCAATTTAGAACCATAACCATTTTTACCACCCCATATTTTTTCTTCTTCTTTATCGTAATTCGTAGATGTCAGAAGTTCTCCAAAAATAAGTTCTGGTATCCACAAATTACCATATTCGCTATGTTTTTTAATATCAATTCCATTTCCATCATTATAAACTGTTATTTTTCCTGTTTCTTTATCAATTGTAACTTTGATATTTTTAACATGACGAATATCTTCTTTACCTTTTAAAACTTCAGCTTTTAATCTCATTGAATGGTCAATCGCATTAACAATGACTTCATCAAAAATTTTAAGTAGTCCGGGATTATACACAATTTCAGTAATTACCATTTTATTAGATGCTTCATCGAATACATAACTATATATTTTTTGAGGTTCAATAGAACCAATATATGTATCAGGCAACGCGAGAATATGTTCCAAAAGTTCATATTTTTTATATTTTGCTTCAACAGACTTTACAACATTATCATTCGTTTGTTTAGGAGGCATTATACTATTATAGAGTATAACCTTTTTATACTTATATTAATCATTTTTTATATATTTTTATTTTTTTGCGGTTAATAGTACAAAATAATTTGATTATAAGATTATTAGAAATGACTGTATTAATTGCAACAAACTTAATTGATTATCATAATATAATAAAAAATAATAGTATGGTTATTATAGTTTTCTCTGCAAACTTTTGCAAACCATCAAATGATATATATCCTCATATAAAAAATTTAGCAGAAGAAATAAGCGATATACAATTTTTAAAAATAGATATTGAAGATGGTTACGAAATAAGTAATAATTATAATATACAGTCAATTCCACACTTTAAGTTTTTTAAAAATAATATTGAAGTTTTTTCATTTACTGGTACAAATAAAAATAATTTGGTAAGTTCTATAAAAACTTTAAAAGAATATTAAAAACTAATAAAAATTGATTATTTTTATTAAAATATTATTAGCACAAAAATGCTTTATCATATTGTAAAAACAACAATTATAATTTCAACTCTTATTATGACGGTAAATACATATCAAATATCATTTCCAACATTTAAAAAGAATATTGCTGTTGTATCTAATATTAATATTAAAAAAATAACAGATGTTGAAAAAGCAGATTTAACAAAATTATTTAAAGCAGTTCCACTTATTATGTTTAAAAAACAAAATATTGATCCGGTTGAATATTTTGAGTTTTGTAAAATTTTTGATGATAAACATACTGATGATATTATTCATCCATTTGATTATGCTAGAATTGACACTGTTCCACAAATCGCTCTGCGAGGAAATTGTTATATCAAAGATATGCATGGAATTAAAGACGTTACTTTGATGTATAGCGAACCTTTTAAAAATACTCACGTATGGCATCAAGATATTGTTGGGCATGGAACACATATTGTACCTGTTGTATCAAGTATGTATATGATAAAAACACCTCCTATTGGTGGCGAAACACTATTTGCGAGCATGGAAGATGCTTATGATAACCTTGATTATTACCTAAAACGAGAAATTAAAGACTTTAATGTTATTTATACAAATGGAGATGACGGAATTATGAACTCATATTTTGATTATACTGGATATAATCCACTTAAAAAAGATGATTATATTTTTGATAGAAGAGGAAGCAGTATTCTTAATAGGGAATCACTTGTTGTATATAGCGATTCTACAAAAAAAAGAAAGTCATTGATGTTATCCCCATTTCGTTTTACAAAGTTTGATAAAATGTCCCACGAAAATAGCTGTGATTTGTATAGAGAAATGATGTATAAATACATTATTGTTGAAAATAATATTGTTACAATTAAATGGGAAAAAAATGATTTATTGATATTTAATAATAGAAAACTTATTCATACATCTTCACCAACAATAGAATATCAAAATTATGAAAGACTGTATTATTCTTGTTTTCTTGGAACAAGAGCACCTATTTATAAATGTAATACGTATTAAATAGTTTGTGAAATTATATGCGAATAAATATCACTCGAAACTATTTCGCTACATATATCTGATATACTTTTATTTTCAATATCAATTACAATAATATTTTTATTTTCATTTATTAAATCAGTATAAGTTTTTTCGTGCAATTCGTGAATTCTTTGAATATATTCTATTTTAATATTTTTTTCTGATTCTCTTCCACGCTTACTAATTCGTTTTAAACACATAATTGGATTAGAACGAAGATATATGATTCCAGATGGTTGCCATAATTCATCTGTTGTTTTATGATAATGTAATAAATTAGCATACTCATCATCATTAATTGTATTATCTTCGTGTGCTTTTTTTACAAAAACATTTTTAATGAAGATTGGACTTCGTTCCATTAAAATTATAGAATTAGACTTTTCTTGTATCCAACATCTATCAAGCCATACTTTTATTTGAAAGTCATAACTACTTTTATCACTGTTATACATATCTTTCAAATATTCATTCCAATTATCAACAGGTTCAATATCTATAGATGTTTTATAATATCTGTGGAAGTAATTGAGAATACTTGTTTTATAACAACCTATATTTCCGTCTAATGTTATAATAGGCATTTATTAAATATATATGTGTTTATTATATTTATATATCATTTTTTTCAATTATTCATAAACTTATATTTTAATACTATTGCTTTAACCTTTTCGTCTGTTATAACACCTTTAATATTTGCTAATTTGATAAATAAATCTTCCAATATTTTATTAAATAATGTTATTAGTCCGTGTAATGCTTCCTTTTCTAAAGTAACTTTAAAATATTTGAATATCTTTGAAATTTTACGTTTAACAATCATAGAAACCTTATTACAACCGGTGAATGTAGATATTGTTCCTCCGATACTTGTGCGACTATTGCGATCTCCTCCTATAAATACTTGTGTGCTACCAAGTGCTGGTCTTGCGATACCCGCTTCAATATTCATTTGCATAACATCTTTTGTTAAATTATCTATTGAATATGCTGGTTCATGAACTCCGTAAAATGCAGCTGTATTAAAAGCACCTCCCGTATATCCTTTTTTATTCTTGGAATTAACAGTTAAACGTTTATTTAATAAATCAGCCATATTGGAAACATCTTTGCTATGTAATTTTTCAATTCCAATTTTCAAACATATTAAAGATATTAATGCAGATATATTAAAAATTAGTTTGTCTATAAATAAACTAATTATATTTACTATTTCTTTTTCTTCTTCGCTTGTTGATTTTTTTATTATCTTATATTTTTTTAATAAAGATTCAGAACAATATGTTATATCCTTACAATCAGTCATATGTTTATTATACTACTATATAAAATGAAAATAAATATATATATTAAAGAAGAATGGAATATTTAGAATTAGATGAAGATGTTTCGTTTCAAAATAATAATTCAATAAACGGACGTGTAAATGCTATGTCAAATGTAGAAGATTATAAAATAAAAAAGTCTATAATTGAAGCAACCGAATATCAAACGAATATAATATCCCGTAACTTAAATTGCACGGGTGTTTCAAAAGTTTTTTTCTCTATGCCGAATATTAACCTATTGCAATCTGGAATTAGAAATAAAATATTAAATGAAACAATGGGTGATATTAATATAAATAGACAAAGTGACGATGAATTAAGAATAATAATGAGGTCTATTTATTTTCAACATGGTAAAAATCTTCCTGAAAATATTAATGAACAAGTTCTTGATTTAAATACGCGTGTAATAATATGGGCTGTTCCGCAAATCATAACGAATATTAAACAATCACGACAGTATATAAAAGATATTAGTACAATGCCTATGCCTCTTGATAGGTCTATATTACCATCAAATAAAGGTATGAGAACACTCGAAATAACAAAATTTCATTAAATATAAAACACATATAAATACTCTAATATAATCTTAAAATAATATAATATTATAGAAGTATAGAATATACTATGTCTGGTTATAGAGATGCCGCTTGGTCTTACGACCCAAAAGATTTAGAATTAGATAAAGTAACTGGAGTACCCTTTATTCCAAACAAAAAAGAGCTTGATTTATTCAAGCAAGATAAAACAGATATGTATAAAGGAACTATGATGGTATGTATTATTTATGGTCTATCCGCATTAATATTATTATACATAATATTTTTTACAGATTGGGGTAAAACATTTGTATATAATACATTTTTACCTGCTATTTTAACATATGTCGTAGGAGCAATATTTATTATAGCATATCTTATAAGCGCTATTTTTGATCTTAAACCGCGTCAAATAGGTAAAGCCGTAACATCTTCTGTTTGTCCTGACTATTGGAGATTAGAAAAGTCTGTCGCAAAAGATGATTTATTTGACAAAATAAAAGAAAAAAAATATGTATCTACTATAGGACCAAATGATTTACATCATAAATGTGTTCCTGATGGAAATGTTTATGGAAGTACAAAAACAGACATTAAAAATATGAAAAACGAAACTTATGTAACAAAATTACATCCATCATCACATATGAGTGGGAGATACCTAAATGAAACTTCGTTTGAAACTGTTTCAGATAAAGATATTATGTATTTGTATACAACTGCAACAAAAAACCCAGAAACAGCGGAATACGAATATAATAATTTACCTTCTTCGTCTGCTCTAAGAAACTATGCTGAAATTACAGGGATATATGATTCTGAAACAGCAAATTTAAAAGACAGTATCGAAGTAGATGTGGAGGTATTGAAAAAAAATTCTTTATTTGCAGGAACAGAATTTAATTACAAAGAAAAAAAACCTCTTATATGCAGTGAGGTTTATCCTAATATTTTAAACTCTCTCGAATATGATATATTTAATAAAGATAAATTAAAATGCGAATATGCCAAAGCATGTAATGTATCATGGAGTCATTTGGATTGCCACGAAAATCCTCAATAATTTTCATAATTGTTTGCATATACCAAAAGTTTTTCTATGATATTCTGTTATCCCGTATTTTATCAATGCTTCGTGGTGTTTTTTTGTACCATATCCTTTATTTTTACCAATTTCATACAATGAAAGATTTGGATTATTAACAATTAACTCTTTTATAAATTTTGTATGATAATCTTTAGCCAATATTGAAGCAGCTGCAATATTTAGATATTTTGTATCACCTTTTGGAATACACTCATATTCAATAATATCTTCATCGTATCCCGGTGGAACATATCCTTTAAAATGTTGTCCATCTACAAGAATACGGTCAAACTTATGTTTTTTATAAGCTACATCTATAGAACGATGCATTGCTTTCATAGTAGCATTTAAAATGTTTATTTTGTCAATTTCTGTATGAGAAACCTCACCAATACCATATGTTATACTTACATTTTTAATATAACTAGCCAATTCGTCTCGTTTTTTTTCTGTTAATTTTTTAGAGTCTTTTATTTCTTTATATTTTTCATCTGGAAAAATTGAAGGTAATACAACACAAGCCGCTATGACTGGTCCTATAAAAGTTCCTCTAGCTACTTCATCAACACCTGCTACATATTTATTTATTTCTGGCATAATATAATTCGTTGTCATAATAATTTTATTAATTATATACTATACTTATCATTTTTTAAATGTTATAGACGCGTATAAAACATATTATAGTTATTTATATTAGAATGTGTTTAACATATATATGTAAATATATTTCAGATACGTTTAGTAATTGTATGTATAATATTGAAAAATATAATATAGCTTGCGAAGAAAAAGGAAAATATGAAGCATTGTTAAAAGAAAACCCTTATTATTTGCTAGGAGATAATGGAAATATTGATATGTACTAATATATTATAATATATCTAAAAAATTGATATATTATTTTTAAATATTTTATACTTCTACGATGGTTAAAGAAACGCAAAATTATTATAAAAATTTTGTTATTAACGAAATGATAAATATATTAGACGAAGTTATTATGTTTATTGTAAAATGTTTAATAGGTATTTTAATAGGAGTTGTTCTTGTTTTATCAAGGTTCTTAATATCGATATGTATATCTTATAATGTGTAAAAATATATAATTTTATATAATAGAGTTTATGATATCACATTTATTAACAGCGTTATCTTTTGGTATTATACCTATATTATACAAGTCGTTGCTATTAACAAATGTTCATATTGTATCTTTATTAATATTTAGTAAAATATTAATAGCAATTTTTTGTATATTACTTCTATCTTTGGGCGATAACCTTGTCAATTTTAAGAAAGACATAAACGTTATAATAAAAAACAAGTTTTCATTTTTATATTTTGCTTTAATTATTGGATTGACGGCATTTGTATATGTATTTGGACAATATAATTATTTTTCTAGTTTAGATAATTATAATACTAATATAAGTACAATAATAATAGCATGCTATCCGGCAATAACAGTTGTATTATCTTATTTATATTTTAACGAAACAATAACATATTACCAATTATTAGGCTTAATTTTAATATTCACAGGATTAGTATTATTGATAAATGATTAGTATATTTTTCTATAACTTTTAAACTTTTGCAAATATTCTTGGAATAATTAAATTAGTACTCATTTTATTTATCATTATTAAAACATATTTGACAAAACATAAAGAATAGATTTGAGTACATAATTATATTTTTCTATAACTTTTAAACTTTTCTATATATTCTTGGAATAATTATATTTTTCTATAACTTTTAAACTTTTCTATATATTCTTGGAATAATTAAATTATGTACTCATTTTATTTATTATCATTTAAAAAATGATTATATAAATTTAAAAAAATATTAATATGGCACATAAAAAAGATAATATGTTAGAAAAACTTGTAACACATTTTGAAAATAAAGATGTAAATTATTTTATATCAAAAATTAATGATAAAAATGATATTCATAACAAATATGTAAAAAAATGGCTATCAGTTCTAACATTGAAAGATGTTAAAAGTCTATATAATAATGTTATATTGGAAAAATCAAAGACACCAGATAAATCTCCTTTGAAAAATATTGATAAAAACGTAATGTTAGAAATAAAACCACCTATTGTTAATCCAATAATAGATATTGTTAAAGGCGCGATTGAATACTTACCATTTGAAACTATTAGAACCATTAAGAACATTAATGAAACAATTGGTGATATTGTTCAAAAATATAATCGTAAAAAGAAATGTCTTCTAAAGTCTATTATGATATTATCGCAATTGTTTAAAGATGATATTGTCATTATGAAAGACAATAATTATAAAGATATTGAAGTAATTATTGTAGATTATTTATCTTTAAGAAATGAGACATTGTTATATATTGGTGTAGTACAATCAGCCGGAAAATTAAAAGGAAAAAATGTTGTTGTAAAAGTTCAAGCAAGAATACCAGAATTATACAAAAAAGATGATATAGATAAGAAGAACAAAATTAAATTAGATTATTCTTATCAAATAACAACGGAATATGATACTATGCGTATATTTGAAAAAAACTGTTCAAATGCATTGGTTCCTAAATCATATGCTTACGGACTTATTAAACCCTTAATTGAAGGAGATATGGAAAGATATATTTTGATCTCTGAGTTATTGGGAAATGATTTATCCAAAGTATTAAAAGGAAATACTGTTGAAAATATTAGAAATGCGTCTATAATGTCTATTTATGCTTTAAAAACTATGCATTCGTGCAATATCATAGATGGTAAAATTTCATTTATACATAACGACATTAAACATGAAAATATAGTATTTACCGATTCTACAAATAAAAATGTGAAACTTATAGACTTTGGTATAACGGAAAATATATTTGATAGGAATGGAAATAGAAACTTAAAACCAATATATGCGAGCGATGGAACACCTTTATATATGTCTTCTATGCAACATATTACAAGTATTATTGATTATATGGACGACTTTCAAGCAATAGCATGGATGATATTAGATTTATTAGGAGATAAACCTATATCTGTTGGAATGCCATGGGGTATAATTAGCGATGTTAAAAATGCCAATAAAGAAATATATGACAAAAAAATAGAGTTTATGAAAAAATGCAATGACGCTAATTATGCTAAAAGTATTGAAAATGGTACATTATCATTACATAATATATCAGTAATAGGCGAACTTGCTAACTATACATTAGAACGTGCGGATAAAATGAATAAGTATGAAACAGATTTAAAAATTACAAATGGTCCATGGAATGGTTATTATAGTGATTATAATGAAAAATATTATGAAGATATAGAAACTATTATCAAAAAGTTAAAATAAATGTGTATATTAAAATAAATGTGTATATTAAAATAAATGTGTGTTTTTAAAGAATATAGACATATTTTTGGCAAAGAGAATGAAGGCATTCATAGTTATAGGTTTTTAAATTATGCTTTGATGGATGTAATATTTACGTTAATTGGTGCAATAATATTATCTTATTTTTTAAAAATACATTTTTTACCTATATTTATATTTTTAATTTTATTAGGTATATTATTACATTATTTATTTTGTGTGGATACAACCTTAAATTTACAAATATATTCTTTTTTTAACAAATATATTTGATTAATTTAATCTTATTAATAATGTTATCAAACTATTTGAGTAGCGTAGAGTATAATCTTTTTATTTCAAGAATATTATAGAATTGTTGGAAAGTTATAAAAATAAATAATTATGTGCTACGCTACTCAAATGTCTTCTTAAAGATTTGCAAAATAGTTATAAAGAATGGAAATAAATAAAATGAGTACATAATTTAATTATTCCAAGAATATATAGAAAAGTTTTAAATTAATAAAAATAAATAATTATGTACTCAAAATATATTCTTAAAGATTTGCAAAATAGTTATAAAGAATGGAAATAAATAAAATGAGTACATAATTTAATTATTCCAAGAATATATAGAAAAGTTTTAAATTAATAAAAATAAATAATTATGTACTCAAAATATATTCTTAAGGTTTTGCAAAAAGTTATAAAGAATGGTAATAAATAAAATGAGTACATAATTTAATTATTCAAAGAATATATAGAATTGTAAAAAGTTATAGAAATTTATAATTATGTACTCAAAATATATTCTTAAGGTTTTGCAAAAAGTTATAAAGAATGGTAATAAATAAAATGAGTACATAATTTAATTATTCCAAGAATATATAGAAAAGTTTTAAATTAATAAAAATAAATAATTATGTACTCAAAATATATTCTTAAAGATTTGCAAAATAGTTATAAAGAATGGTAATAAATAAAATGAGTACATAATTTATTTTTTCAAAGAATATTATAGAATTGTAAAAAGTTATAGAAATATATAATTATGTACTCAAAAATATTCTTAAGGTTTTGCAAAAAGTTATAAAGAATGGTAATAAATAAAATGAGTACATAATTTAATTATTCAAAGAATATATAGAATTGTAAAAAGTTATAGAAATATATAATTATGTACTCAAAATATATTCTTAAGGTTTTGCAAAAAGTTATAAAGAATGGTAATAAATAAAATGAGTACATAATTTAATTATTCAAAGAATATATAGAATTGTAAAAAGTTATAGAAATATATAATTATGTACTCAAAATATATTCTTAAGGTTTTGCAAAAAGTTATAAAGAATGGTAATAAATAAAATGAGTACATAATTTAATTATTCAAAGAATATATAGAATTGTAAAAAGTTATAGAAATATATAATTATGTACTCAAAATATATTCTTAAGGTTTTGCAAAAAGTTATAAAGAATGGTAATAAATAAAATGAGTACATAATTTATTTTTTCAAAGAATATTATAGAATTGTAAAAAGTTATAGAAATATATAATTATGTACTCAAAATATATTCTTAAGGTTTTGCAAAAAGTTATAAAGAATGGTAATAAATAAAATGAGTACATAATTTAATTATTCCAAGAATATATAGAAAAGTTTAAAAGTTATAGAAAATATATAATTATGTACTCAAAATATATTCTTAAGGTTTTGCAAAAAGTTATAAAGAATGGTAATAAATAAAATGAGTACATAATTTAATTATTCCAAGAATATATAGAAAAGTTTAAAAGTTATAGAAAATATATAATTATGTACTCAAATGTTATTAAACAACATATATTTATTTTAACTTATTTATTATTTTTTCTATGTCCGTATAGTATTTTTCATTATAAATAGTATAATAAGCACTCCAATGACCATTTGTAATTTTTAAATCTGTTTCATACTTATTCACTTTATCAGCGCGTTCTACTGTATAATTTGCAAGTTCCCCAATTACTGATATATTATGAGCGGATAATGTACCATTTTCAATAGTTGAAACATACTTACGTTCATTGCATTTTTTCATAAACTCTATTTTTTTGTCATATCTTTCTTTATTTGCATTTTTCACATTAGTAACTTTCGCCCAAGACATTCCATAACCAATAGGTTTATCTCCTAATAGATCTAATATCATCCAAGCAAAAGCTTGAAAGTCATCCATATAATCATTTAAACTTGTAATATGTTGCATTGTAGCCATATATAATGGCGACCCTTCAATCATTGTTCGCGGTTTCATGTTTCTATTTCCATCCCTATCAAAAAGATTTTCAGTAGTACCAAAGTCAATAATCTTTACATTTTTATATGACGAATCAGTAAAAACTATATTTTCATGCTTAATATCCTTGTGTATGAAAGATACATTGTTATTTTTTAAATCGCAACTATGTATAGTTTTTAATGCATAAATAGACTTTATCATTGCTATTTTTATATTTTCAACGGTAGCACCCTTCAATACTTTTGATAAATCATTTCCCAATAACTCAGATATCAAAACATATCTTTCAATATCCCCTTCTATTATAGGTTTAATACCTGTATATGAATATGCTTGGGGAACTAATGCGTTTTTGCAACTTTTTGAAAATGTTGACATTATATACGATTCTGTAGTTACTTGATACCCGAAATTTAAATTGATACCTTTTTTTTTATCTACATCTTCTTTTTTGTATAAAGGAGGTATTCTTGGTTGAACCTTTACAATAACCTTTTTCCCCATCAATTCTCCATTAGATATAACAATACCTATATATAATAAAGTATCTTCACGAAGAGATAAATAATCTACAATTTTAACTTCAAAAAGATTATGTTTATAATCTATAGTTTTTATAATATCATCTTTAAATAATTGTGATAAAACCATAATTGCTTTTTGCAATTTACTTTTTTTGCGACTATATTTATCAACTAATTGATAAATAGTTTCTTCAAAGTTTTTTGCCTCACGTACTGTATCAAATGGTAAAAAGTCTTCATAATTTACAACATTATCAACTTTTTTAACAACTTTATTTTTCAATGGAGATTTAACTGGAGATTTAACTGGAGATTTAACTGGAGATTTAACTGGAGATTTAACTGGAGATTTAACTGGAGATTTATCTGGAGATTTAACAGAAACAAGATTATCATATAAATTTTTTATATCTTTTAAAGACATAGAACTTAACCATTTACTAATATATTTATCGTGAATAACATCTGTATGATTAATTTTTTCTATAAAATAAACTCCATCTTTATTTTTTAGATGTTCTACTAATTTAATTATCATATCATCTTTTTTTATAGGCATCTTCTATAATATTATAGTATATAATTTAAATTTTTAATAATAAAAAATGATACATACATTAGACATTTGTATTATTAGAAACAATGTTTAAATGTATTATTTCAAATAATGCTCACGACTGTTCATATGAAATTTGCAAAAAGATATATGATAATATTTATTATTGCGATGATAGTTTTCATTCAAGCAAAGATATTCTTAAATCAGATCTTCGCGATTATGTTGATAATTATGTTGGAATTATGACAATTTATGAAACTAACAACTTTCTAATGTATTATGGAATTGATAATGCAATCCGTGATTATAATAAAAAAATGAAAATAGATACAATTGATATAGAGACATTCTCAAAAAGTTTAGTTTGTTTTATAATCGAAGAGTCATTTACGATTATACCATATTGACAATTTTAATAACTAAATTATAATATAATCATCCTCATTTAATTCTTCTTTTAAAAGTTCTTTAAAACATTCATCTTTTATTTTTTCATTTATCGATTTATCATAAATATTATAAAAATTATTATTTATTTTTATTATTTTTATCCCTTTTTTTGTTTTATATATTGGAAATTCTTTGTTATTATATCTATATATTTCAGTTGTTAATACCTTTTTATTAACCATATTATTAACTTATTTAATTATTTTTTTTAATTTTTAATTTTTTATAGTAAATAAATAAAAATTGATAGTATCCGTTTTATATAAAGAATAACACGGTTACATATACAACAATGAACAGCGTCCTCCTCCCTAAGAATATCAACCTTGATAAGATTAAATATTCTGAATTGAAAAAACTGCCTTCTGGTGCTAAACAGGTTTATCTTAATTATGCAGGTTCAAAAATTAACGTTCAAACTCCGGTTATGAATATTCCATATGGAGTTAATGATAACATGCAATATATTAAAAGTGATGCACCAAAAGATGAAGAGAAAAAATATGATATTACTGTTTCATTCAAAGGTATTGATGAAAATCCCAAGATTAAATCTTTTCACGATAAAATGAAAGAATTGGAAGAAAAAATTATTGATGATGCTTTTAAAAACTCTCTTATCTGGTTCAAAGGAAATAAGATTATTTCAAAAGACGTAGTAGCTAATATGTTTACTCCTATTATTAAACGCGATAAGGATAAAAGTACTGGAGATTATGCTGACAAATATCCTCCTACCTTTAAGGCAAAACTCCCATATAATACGGTTGAAGATAAGTTTGGATTTGACTCATATGATATGGATAATAATGAAATTAATTTCAATGAATATGTTTCTAATCTTAAAGGCGGAAGAGCACAATTTATCATTCAGCTAAACGGTATCTGGTTTTCTGCTGGTATGTTTGGTTGTAGTTGGAGAGTTGTATCAGGAAAGTTTCAACAACTTAATACCGCAAAATTGGCATTTGTATTGGATAGCGAAGATGATGTAGAAGAAGAAGACGAAGAAGATATTGATATTGATTATGACGACAATATTTCAAAAGTTCAACAAAATATTGTTTCAGTTTCAAATGATGGTGAAAAACCTATCGTAGTTGAAGAAGACGATGATGAAGATGAAGAAAGTGAAACTCATAAAAGTCCCGAAGAAACTCAAACTCCTACGGATGAAGAACCTGTTAAAAAGAAACCAGCTGTTAAGAAAGCCGTAAAAAAAGCATAAGAACATAATACATATCATAACATATTAAATATCATATCATAACATATTAAATATCATATCATTACATATCATATATTATTATATATTATCTAACAATTATTTTTTTATATTATAAATAATATTATACCTACAAAAATCCCCATTATTATTCTCCCCAATGGTTGAGGTTCTTCGCAATCTCCATTAATAATATCTATATTTTTTGATAATAATTTAGCCAACATATCCAATATTTTGTATGTTATTGGTAATGAAAACATTATAAATAATATTGAGGAATAAAAAGCAGTTTTAAATTTACATATATAGCTATTAAAGTTTTTTTTATTATCATCTTCTATAGGTTGTTGTTGTTGTATAGTTGCGGGATTATAAACAAAATCGGGTACATGCTTAATATAATTATTATTATAATTGTTCATTATTACATATATTCTACATAATAATATAATAAAAAGTTATTAAAATTATTATAATTATTATTTGGTAAATGTATAATATGTGAGTTTGTATGTACATTTAACACCCAGTCGGGAATATTATTATAAAAATCGCTTGAACATAATGCCAACGCTTTCATAAAATTACAACATAAAATATATAAATCTTCTTTGCATTCGCGAAACATTTTTATTCCATCTTTACAAAAGTCAATACATAATGTATCAGCATTTATGTTATTGAAATATAATTTACTTTGTTCTATATCATTTGAAAAGTCTTTAAAATATTTAATAGTTTTTAAGAAGTCTCCTGTTTTCATTTTATTAAACCATTCAGGATTATTATAAAACCCTCTTCTCTCAATTTCTATCGAAAGATCTGTATAACAATGCATATCTGTTTCCCATATACATTCATTATTTTTTATAGAAAGTTTATTATATTTTATAAACATTTTCAATTTTTTTAACTCTTTTTCGCATAATATATCTCGTGTATATGGATTATAAGGATGTACATTATCTGATATACATCTTCTTACGAAATAATCTAATTCTATAACATCAAAAGCATATGATATATTATTAATAGTTAATATAAAAAGTTTTGATTTTGGTATATCTACTACGTTATCACAAGTAAATAATTCTTCATTATTTATACAATTGTGCAAATAATCATTTTTGGTATAATGTTTATATTGTATTTTTGATTGAGCATTTATTATAACTTTTATATCAATGCTTTTACTAATTTTATAAGTATTTTTATTTATATTATATAAAAAATCATATAATTCTTTTTTATTATTAACATATTGTAATGTTATTTTTAATAAGTTTTTATAAGGTATATATTTAAGCATTTCAATAAAAACCTCTTTATATATAATCTCATTATCGCATTTTATGTTATCATTAACATATTTATATATATTATAAATATCATTAATAATTATTTTATCATTATTTCCTATTATAGAATAATAAGTTTTAAATATTTCTTGAAACTTCGTTTTCATATGATATCTGCAAAAGTTTGTACTTTTTAATGAACAACTTCTTTTACATATGTCAAAATTTTTACTATTTCTATATATGCATTTATTACATTCTTCCATTTAAATTATGTTATTAATATAATATACTCTTAATGTATATAATTTATTATTTATATATTAATCTCATTTAAAATACCGGCATTTATATAACTATAATAATCATATATTTTATTATTCATTGAAACATATTTAACTCCATTTCTTGAAACAACAGAACCTTTATTTTTTTTAATTTTCTGCATTTTTTGATGTTGTTGTATTTTATTATCATCTTTGATATTATGAGTATAAGATAGTTTATTATCATTAGCATTTATAGCCCAATTATAGCATTTATAACCATTTTGCAATGGTTTATTTTTATTAGCATTTATAACACAGTCCATAGAAGATGCCTTCAACATATCTAAGAATATATTAATTAATCCTTCTTTCTTTTTAGCAATACCTAATATATGTTCGTCTGTTGTTAAATCATTATCTTTTTTTCGCAATGTTGGATTATTGATCAATTGTTCTTTTGTTAATTTCATTATATACATAAACACACCAACATTCTGGTCTTCTTTAGGCAATGCTTTATGACTACAAGTTCGTACAGCCCGTCCAATTACTTGATCAATACGCACAGAGTTCCAAAAATATTCAGTTATTAAAACGCGTCTTACATTCTTCAATGATATACCTTCAGCCCCAGATTGTGTAATCATCATAGTTTTAACAAACTTACCATATAATTGATCTATATTATCAGGTAATTGTGATTTGATATTGTCTGGTAATAGGGATAATTCACCATTAAATAAATTCATTAATATATTTGTTTTAGTTCTATCAGCATTGAAAACAACATATCGTTTATTATCATATTTTTCATCAAATACATCAACGTTTTCTATTATATATCCAAACTCTTCATTTTTAATTATATTAATTTCAATATACCCATCTCTATTTAAAACCTCTTTGAATATACCTAATCCTTCTATCATACGAAATTGAGAATATACAAGAACGCTACCAGGAGATGTATTTATATCATCTAACATCTGTGCAAACTTTGGACTATAATATTTTTTCAGGTTTCCTTTATCAAGTGCTTCACTTTTTGAAAGTTTATCCATTGCTTGCGATAGCTGTTTATCATATGCTAATGCTACAGCTTTATTTATATCTTTTTTATCATCTGCGTCATCTACATCATTTGACGATTTACTTTCATCTTTACCAAGTTCTTTTTTCATAACAAACCTAATATCTTGTGGAAAAGCACGAACTATATCATCTGGAAATACAAAATTACAAATCATTCTACTGAATGCACGATATACCGAATTAAGATCTCCAGCGTTTTTATTACCAAATCTTTTTTTTCTATCATCCATATCCATTTCTTTTCGCCGAACCTCAACATATTTATTTAATTGATGATTGGTCATATTCATATGACGCATAGTTTCTGGAAGCATAGTTGGAAAAACATCTGAACCGGTTGTTTTATAATAACTTAATGTTCCCAATATTCTTCTTTGGAAAAGATCCATATTTTTTACTTTTATATTTTCAGGGTCTTCATCGTCGATAAATAATTTATTAAATTCTTCTTTTATATTTGGTAAAGCATAATATTGTTCTACTTTTTTATTTTTCAATGATATTTTTAGACCTATTTTATTTAGTACTTTTATTATTTCGCTTAATATTTTACTTTCATTAATTAACCATTTATTTTTCGCAACTAATGAATTATCTTCGTTTGCAATACGCATAAAGTCATTTGGTAATAACATTATAAATATAGAGTTTTTATCATAATATATTTCATCAATATATTTGTATAAATTATTTTCTTTTAATTTAGATAAAACAACTCCTTTGTTTGGTGGATCAGAGCTTTTCAACAATTCTAATTCATGTACATCCATTGGACCTCTTATAAGATTTATAAGTGTTGCGATTTCATAAGGTTGATTTATTATAGGTGTTCCTGATAATAATACTAACTTTATATTTTTAGCGTTTAACATAAAGTTATACATCCGTCTTGCTAAACTGGAACCATTGACAATTCTACTAATAAAATTATGTATCTCATCGATAATTATAAATGAATCATCAAAAGGACTTTTACCTAACTCATCAATCATCTTTTTATTCAAGCCATTGTAATTAATAAACTTATATCTATTACGTATTATATGAACTGTTGTTGCATTAATATCTTCTTTATATTTTGATTCCATTTTTGAATATTGAATATTTTCTATAATTATTTCAGCACCAACTATATCATTTTGATAAAGTGGTATCCAAACAAGACCGTCTTTTTTCACGAATTTATCTGTAATAGCATACTTATTTAATATTTTCATCATTTCTATATTTTTTTTATCTACTTTTAGTTGCGTCCAAGACTTTTTAAGATTTAAGCCAACTGAAGATATTTTCATTAATTCATTTTCATAATTCTGGGATAATGAAGCAGGGGTCATTATTACAATTTTCTTACGATTTATATATCCCTCCGCAGCAGCTATAGACGCAGCAGACTTTCCCGAACCTAATTCGTGATATAACATAATACCTCTATACGGACTATCAAATTGCATATAATCGCGTACAATTCTTTGTTGTGGAAATAAAGAAAGTTGTTTTATATTTACATCACATGATTGTTCAAAGTCGGAGTGATACTTTGATGGATGAAATGTTTTATATGTTTGTTTGTTATACCCAATTCTATTTGGGAGTATCCAATTTTCAGGTTTTGTTTCAATATCCATATCCTTCTAATATAATAATTCAAATAAAAAAAATAATAATAATTGTATATTGTATATAGTATAAATAATGGTTAGTAATTCTATTAAAATATTGGATAAATGCGAGGCAATGGCGTTGTTGTGTTCAAAGGCAGCAAACCATTGGAGTATTGTTAAGTTTTGTTTTAATATTCCGTTAGTATTAACAAGTTCAGCAATGTGTATTATTAATAGTATTAGTGTGAATGCAAATGATGTTAAAATACCAAATATTGTAGTTAACGCGATAAGTGTTCTAATAATGTCTTTGGCAGGTAATATAAAAGCAAGCGAGAAGTTTGAGAGTTTTAAAAAGTTATCTCAACAATTTATGGTTCTTTCGCAAGAAATAGAATCTTACGAACAGCCATTACAAAAAGAACAATATAGTATAATTATTTTAAAATATGATAATTTAGTCCAAGACTGTATGTTTGAAGAAATACCATATCGACATAAATTAATTGTAGCAAACTGTTTTACAAAAGCTGAAAGATATATACCAATACAACTTAATGGTATTATAGGAAACTCTTTTGTAAAAAGAAATAGTACAAAATTAACTTATTCTCAAGAAAATATTATCATTCCAGATTTAAAAAGTGAAAATATTACATTATCATCTGAAATTGTATAGTTTTAGTCAAATAAAAAACCCATTTCTTGTTTTTCCATTTTATCATCCTCTTCTTCATCGTCAAAATGCGATATAATATGTTCATTATTGATATTTCCTTCTTCATCCGGATATATATCGTTAAATGCATTATTAAACTCTTCAACATCATCTTGTTTAAGAACATCGTCATTTAATTCTTTTATCAAATCTTCATCTATTTTATTATAATAATCTCCTTTATTATTAAACAATTCCTTATTATCATCGTGCATTAAATTATGTTTAACGCCTGCTTTTTTAAGGTCTCTTATAATTTGGTTCTTTTCATTTTCGTTATTATTTAAAATATTTAGTTTTTGTTGTTTATTTTCTTCACGCTTTTTATTTATAAAGTCAATATTTTCATCCATTGTAGGGAATATAGCAGTTTTTAGAATTTTCAAAACTTCGTTATAAGTATTTTTAGTATGTAATTCTATAAAACCATTAGGTATATCAATTATAGACTTTAATATACCATTTGATATATTATCTGGACTAAATGGCAAACATAATGCTCTACTTACAATATAAGCAATTATTCTATGTACGTCAATTATAATATCATCATTAACTACTTTATTTAAAACGTATATATCTTCCAATATTCGTTTAATATCATCTATAGACTTTTTGATTAATAAATCTATATTTTCGTCATTGTTGATATTACTTTTATAAAGTATTTTAGAAACAGTTAATAATATATTCTTATAATTAATTTTACCTACTATAAAAAATTTATGAAAGTCGCTTGATGAATGTGATGTTTTTATTAAAATATTGATATTATCTTTAATTAATATATCTATATTTTTAGAATTATTTTTTATTTTATCAATAATATCATTAGGTAATAATACGTTTTTATCATACATATTTTCTAACCATTCCGAAACAATATTTTCATCATTTTTAACATTGTAAATATATTCTTCCGTCTTTATATATGCAATATTATTTTCATCAAATCTATCAGTTTCATTTTCGTCATTTATTACAGTTATTGTATCTGGAACATATCTTAAATTACGAGGTTTATTAGTTTCTTTATTGATAGCAAAACGATTTTTAATTGCTATTAAATCTTTTCTACCTGCTTTATCTAAATCTCCATCAGCATCAAAAGTATCATCTATTTTTTTAAGACAACACCCCAATAAATATTTATGTATTTTTTTATAATTAACTCCTGGCATATATATTAAAGCATTCACATATTCAGCTTCAATTTTATCAACATTTCCTTTCTTTTCTATAAGTTTTTGCTTTAAATTATCTCTTTCTTTTACACCACGCTCTACTTTCTTTTTTTCTTTTTGTTTATCATGTTTGCTCAATAATTCTATAACCTTGTCTTTATAATTATCTTCAATATTTGATATTATATTTCCTACCATATTTTTCGTATCTATATTGTTTGAATTTGTATCTTTAAAATAATCTATAACAACATCTGATATATATGGTAATACACCATTTTTAACATTTTTTTTAGCATCTATTCCATACAATGGAGAACCATACGCATACCATTTATATAAAAATGCGTTATTAAGATAATTTTCATTAATTAATATAGTATCATTTAATATTTTTTCTTGTATATCAATTATCCAAAATGTTATAGCAGTTACTAACATACTATTTAAAGTACTTACCCAATCATTATTAACAGACAATATAACGTCTTTAATATCGTTTAGAGCATCTTCATCTATATTAAATATATTCAGTTGTTTTAGTCCTTCGATAAGTGATTTTCCGTCATTGATATCATATGGTTTAAAACGTGTTAGAACATTTATGTCAAAACCTGTTATATCTATTTCGTTATCATCAAAAGCTTTTTTATATTTATCATATTTTGTAGAAATACTTCTATGATATTTAAATAATTCACTTGATAATAAATCGTAATCTACATCTATAACAGCAGACTTTTCAATTTTTTCCATCATATTGAGAATAATAGTTAAACATTCTATGAAACCTAATTCGTTTTTATAGTTAATATTTGTTAAATATTTATCAAAATTAGCTTTTTTATTACCATATATTTTTTCATCAATATCATTTGCTATATTATCAATATCCTCAATATCCATTATATCATTCATATTTTGTATATCTAACACGCCTTCGTAATTTTCGCGGTCGGCTCCTTCTTTTATTTCTTTTGTTTCGCGATAAGATATTATGTATTCTTTTCCGTCTTTATCATAATCAAAAATATGTTCCCGAGAATATTTTTCAAGGTTCGTCATAATAGTCTTTTCATTAACTATTTCAGCAAAATTAGAATGTGTATTTAATATATCATCTATAGTTTTTAATACATCATTATTATTAATATTTTTTATTGATTCTCTAATTTTTTCAATTATTTCTGCAGGGTCTGTTTTTCCTTTATGAATATTATATATAATATCATAAATATCAATACCTTCTATTTTGAGTAATTCATTAGTTTGTATATTATTTAATTTATCTTTTTCAATTAGTTCTTTTACCTTTTCTAAAAAGTCTATTGTTTTAATATCGTTATTTAGATTAATAAGTTTCATACCAGATTCTAATTTATCAAAAAATGTTAATTTTTTATTAATAAGATCTGGTAATTTTATTTTATACTGTTTTTTAATATTAACTCTTTCCTTTTCATTTTTTGTTAATGATAACATATGGTCGCATAAATAATCAAAGTCTGTTTTTGTAATAAAGTCAAATTGATAACCAAATCTATTAAAAATATTATCAATATAACTATAATCTAATGCAAAACAATCTTTGAGATATTCAACTATATTTTTAATATCAGGCTTTACATCTTTAATTAAATCATTTACATTTTTATAATTGTCAGAATATACTAAATTAATATTTATACTATTTGTCAAATGTGATGTTATTTTAGAATATATATAATCATTAATTGTTGATGTTGGTATTTTATAATATGCCGCAATAATTGGTATATTTACATTATCCATTGGAAATACAGGGTAATATACTGGGAACTCATCATTTTCATTTTCTAATACTGCGTTTATTTTAGAAGGTGGTTTAAATCTAATATTTTTAGACTTATCGTTATATTTAATAGAAAAAAAATAGCGATTTTTTGCTTCATCGTGTCTAATAGTATTGAGTTTCATAAGTTTTCCAAAATTATTAACATCGTCATATAGTTCTTGTCTTTCCATATATTTGTTATCTTTTACAGCATCAACCTTAAAAGCATAATTGGTATAATCTTCGGGACTTCCATTAATTTCATTTTTATTTTGTAATATATTGTATATTAATTGTGTGACATTTTCTGCTTTTTTATTATTAGTAAAAAAATCGTTTAAATTTTCGTATATTTCTGTACGTGATAATGAAATAAACGCTGGATTGTCTTTTATTATTTCATCTAACGTTAGTATTTCAAGATATTCAATATCGTCCAATTCTTCATCTTCAATGTCAAACATTATATTATTTATTTCTATTGACATTATTTGGTATATGTATATCTCTTTAATAAAATAATATATAATATATTGAGATTTTTATGAAACATTATTTTCAATAGCAAACTTATTCCAGTTTGTTTTAATATTTACAATCTCTTCTATAATTTCATTACATATGTCTCCAAAGAATATTTTAAAATCATTTTCTTCTTTTACATCAACGAGAGTTATACGAATAATCATTATGGACTTTAAAGGGTGTGGGCAAATATATCCTGCGAAGGAACAATTAATAGTTTTTTTGTATAATTTTTTTTCACGAACATATTTATTATGCAAATAAGATTGAATTATATTTCCAATAGTATCATCTTCATTTTCAATTATAAACTCATAAGTACTTATAATATCTTGAAACTGTTGAATCTTTATTTTTTCTGACTTTTCTGTATCAACCAATTCATGGCGAATATTAGATAGTTTATTAACAATAATATCCAACGACTTTGGAATTAAATATTTAGGTCCTACATTAACATTAATATGCTCGATATCAAATTTAAATTTATAAGGGTCTCCATACTTATCTTTATAATAACAGCGTTCTTTATCATTTACATTTTCATAATTTGATGCTTCATCGGGGTTTTGTATATATGAAAAGTTAGATAATGATACTGGATTAAATGATGCATTATCACGAGCTGTTCTTTTAACAATATTAGCAGTAAAATGAAGACTTTCACCGGTTCTTAATCGGGTTATTAAAATATGATCATTAGAAACCTTATTTTGTGGAAATAGTAATGCTAACTTTTGTTTTGTCAGTTGTTCGCCTTTCATATATCCAAACAAGTCTTTTGTTGTAACATTAATTGTTGTATTTGTTTCATTTTTAACGTTTAATTCCAATACAAGCGAATCATCTTCGTATGATTCTATTTCTTCTTCTGTTAAACATATTGGTAATAATCCTATGCGATGAATGATAAATTCATTATGTAATGCGCCTGTATTTAATATAACTTCGACAGTTGGTTCATCATTATCCAACTTTTCACCTATAGCGGCAGGAATAGGAATATCTGTTAAAATGATACGGCGTATGCCATTAACAATTGCGAGGTCAATATTATGAATATCAAATGAATGATTATTGGAAGGATCTTTAGCGTCAAAAGAATAATTATGAAACATTCTATAATAATATATTAATATAATCTATCTTATATATCAATTTTTAATAAAAAAAATAATTTTGTTTATGCAGGTGGTGTTTCAGCAGGTGGTGTTTCAGCAGGTGGTGTTTCAGCAGGTGGTGTTTCAGCAGGTGGTGGTGTTGCTGATGCCGTTTGAGCTGCTAAAGTTTCCGCGAACAATTTATCTTCTGCGGATCTTTGTTCTGCTAATGTTTGTTGTGATGGTGATTTTTCGGGAGAAGATGTTTCATCAGTTATCATTGAATTAGAATATGAAGTTTTGTTTGTAGTAGTACTGTTAGAAAAAAATAGCCAAAGTATGAAAGTAAAAAATAAAAAAATTATTATAATTACAAATGGTATAATTGTAAAAATAGTTACAACTGTCCAACTTAACATATGACATTCACCAAATGTTAAACAACTCATATAATACGTAAAAAATATAATAATACATATACTAACAATATATGTAAATACAACACCAACAATATTTTTAGCACCTTCGTTAATATTATTATATAATGCAATAATAGCTATAATTGTAACTAAAATTAAGTTTAATAGCAAATAAATCCATCCTTGTTGTGAAAAATAACTCATGCTTCTAATATTAGAATTATAATAATTACGAAATTAAACTGTTCATAATAGCAAAACACATTGATGTTCGCGTATTCATTTCATTTACGGGATTAGATGCGAAGAATTGAATAAGAGTTTTAATATTTTTAATATCATTACATTGACACAAATAGTGATATACGTTGCGAGAGTTGATAATTCTTTCTTTGTAAGTTGTTATTTGAAGACTTCGCAATTGTGCTAAATGGTACTGAATAATAGGCGGAAATTGCTTATCCATCTCTTTATTCATTTTAAAACGTGTATATTTAGGATAGTACAATGTAGTTATAATATAATAACTATAAATAATATCCTTAATACTAGATATAATTGTATGAATTAAATAAGTCGGGTCTATCTCTCTATTATTATTATCCAATGGCAATGATAGTTCAGGATTATAGTCATTAATATAATCTTTAATAGTATATTCATTTTTATTTTTCATATATACCGCGAGAATATTCATCCAACTATTAGGATGACAAGGGTCTGTTTCCTCACGATGTCTTACATAATCTGTTGAAATTTTATATAGTTGTTTTGATGTTTCTAATTGCTTTTTGATAATTAGCCCATAACTTCTAGGGTTTAATGAAATATAATCGTGTGCTTCTTGTAATACTTCAAATTGTTTAGGATATAGTACGCCAAGATGTATCAAATTGGGAATTAATGAAGAAATATCATCCCATTCTTCGCGAGTTTCTCTATTTTTTGTACTAATATGTATCAGTTCCATATAATTTTCTCCAAGTTCTAATGTATAATCAATAATATGAATATTTTCATAGTGTAAAATGATAAACTCATATGCCATACTAACATCCAAATTAGAAACAAAGTTTTCCCTAACATTCTCATAAACTTCACTTTCGCTATGTTCTATGAAATCAATGTTTTTAACACCAGAGTTTTTATATAGTTTTAATAGGACTTCATCAAACATATTACCGTGCGATTTAGTAGGATGTGAAAACTTTGAACTATTAGCATCAGGGCAACTAGATGTTCCAAAATGCCATTCTCCTTTATAATTGTAAATTGTAATAATTGTACCGTCATATGCTTCAAAGCATTTATCCTCGTTTTTATAAAGTGTATTGTTATAAGTATCGTAATTAACACGAATTGGTATTGAATTAGCATATGTAACTACAACATTGTTGTTAGTATCATTAAAGTCTAATACGATACTTCTACATTGTTCATACAATTCTTTAAAGTCTTTATCTTTATTCATTTTATAATTACTATGAAGAAGAACAATATCATCGCGATTTTTGAACTTCTTAACTTTAATAGTAGGCCACAAATGATATTTTTTAATAATGTAAATTAATGATTGTGCGTGCGTCTTGTTTTCTTGAATATTATTATTATAATTTTCATATGTTTCATAAATTAATTCATCAATATTTTTTGGGAAATTGGAAGTAGAAACAAGCGAATTCATAATTTATTTGTTATTAAGAATAATATATGTAATATGTATTACTTTATATCAATTTTTATTTATTTACATTCTTTTATTTTTTAAATTTTATTTTTGCAATATTTATCAAATGATGTTTGCCCAACCTCTTTTGAAGCGTTTTCTGATGTAATTTTCTTTTTTACAATATCTTCTCTCATTTTAAGAAAATATTCAAAATTAGAATAATCAAAACCTTCTTCTCTTGTAACCATTTCAAATAATAAAGGATATCTTTCAAGGAAAAAAGCAACCTTACCATTAATTATCTTATAATTATTTAAATTATCTTGATGAGTATTTTTTCCTTTATGTTCTACTAAATATAGCATAATATCCTGAACAATATTTTTTATATCTTCTGTTGTCATACCATCTTTTACAAAGTCTTCTGTATCACTGTATTTTACGCGTTTATTAGGGGGCTGTTGTTGTTCTTTTTTACTCATAATATATTAATTAAAAATATTTAATTCCTTATATCTTAAAAAATGAGTACATAATTTAATTATTACAAGAATATATAGAAAAGTTATAGAAATAAATAATTATGTACTCAAAATGTATTCTCAAGGTTTTGCAAAAATATTCATAATAATGGTAATAAATAAAATGAGTACATAATTTAATTATTACAAGAATATGTAGAAAAGTTTAAAAGTTATAAAAATATATTATTATGTACTCAAATGTCTTCTCAAGGTTTTGCAAAAATATTCATAATAATGATGTTAAATAAAATGAGTACATAATTTAATTATTACAAGAATATGTAGAAAAGTTTAAAAGTTATAAAAATAAATAATTATGTACTCAAAATGTATTCTCAAGGTTTTGCAAAAATATTCATAATAATGATGTTAAATAAAATGAGTACATAATTTAATTATTACAAGAATATGTAGAAAAGTTTAAAAGTTATAGAAATATATAATTATGTACTCAAAATGTATTCTCAAGGTTTTGCAAAAATATTCATAATAATGATGTTAAATAAAATGAGTACATAATTTATTTTTTCATAAAATATATATAAAAGTTTAAAAGTTATAGAAATAAATAATTATACGCTTCTCTACTCAAAATATATTCTTAAGATTTGCAAAATAATCATTATAATGATGTTAAATAAAATGAGTACATAATCTTTTTATTATAAGAATATGTAGAAAAGTTTAAATGTTATAGAAATAAATAATTATGTACTCAAATTGTATTCTTAAGATTTGCAAAATATTCATAATAATGCTCTTAAATAAAATGAGTACATAATTTATTTTTTCTAAGAATATATAGAAAAGTTTAAAAGTTATATAAATATATAATTATGTACTCAAATTGTATTCTTAAGATTTGCAAAATATTCATAATAATGCTCTTAAATAAAATGAGTACATAATCTTTTTATTATAAGAATATATAGAAAAGTTTAAAAGTTATAGAAATATATAATTATGTACTCAAATTGTATTCTTAAGATTTGCAAAATAATCATTATAATGATGTTAAATAAAATGAGTACATAATCTTTTTATTATAAGAATATGTAGAAAAGTTTAAATGTTATAGAAATAAATAATTATGTACTCAAATTGTATTCTTAAGATTTGCAAAATATTCATAATAATGATGTTAAATAAAATGAGTACATAATCTTTTTATTATAAGAATATATAGAAAAGTTTAAAAGTTATAGAAATATATAATTATGTACTCAAATCTATTCTCAAGGTTTTGCAAAATATTCATAATAATGCTCTTAAATAAAATGAGTACATAATCTTTTTATTATAAGAATATATAGAAAAGTTTAAAAGTTATAGAAATATATAATTATATACTCAAATCTATTCTCAAGGTTTTGCAAAATATTCATAATAATGCTCTTAAATAAAATGAGTACATAATCTTTTTATTATAAGAATATATAGAAAAGTTTAAAAGTTATAGAAATAAATAATTATGTACTCAAATCTATTCTCAAGGTTTTGCAAAATATTCATAATAATGCTCTTAAATAAAATGAGTACATAATCTTTTTATTATAAGAATATATAGAAAAGTTTAAAAGTTATAGAAATATATAATTATGTACTCAAATCTATTCTCAAGGTTTTGCTAAGATATCCGGGTGGTAAAACAAGAGCTTGTAAGTTATTTGATGAAGTTATATTAAAATATTTTAACATTAATAATATCGATATTATAACCTCTCCATTTTTTGGAGGAGGATCATTTGAGTTTTATTTACAAAACAAGTATAATATTAGATTAATTGTTAATGATAAATTTAAACCATTATATAGTTTTTGGAAACAGGTTAAAAATAATAAAAAAATATTATGTGAAGAACTTAGAAAAGTTCAGTCTGTTTCTAAAGAACAATTTATTGATTATAGGAATACCATTATGAGTTTAAATGATAACACACTACAACAATCTATTCAATATTTTATTATAAATAGATGTTCTTTTAATGGGTCTACATTATCAGGAGGATTTTCAAGCGAAGCAAGTAATAAAAGATTTACGGAATCATCGATAAATAGAATTGAATCTATGGACTTTACGAATATTGATATATACAATGAAGACTTTGTAGAATTTATAAATGATAAAAAATATGAAAAGTCTATAATGTTTTTAGACCCACCATACTTTTTAGAAAAAAACTCAAAATTATATGGTAATAATGGAGATATGCACGATGGATTTAATCATGATTTACTATTTGATATATTAAATAAAAATAAAAATTGGGTATTAGCATATAATAATTGCGAATACATAAGATGTCTATACAAAGACTATATTATTATAGATGTTAAATGGTCTTATAGTATGAATGCTACAAAGAAGTCTTCTGAAATTATTATTATATCTAATTAATATAACAATATTCTAAAATGTCTGGGAGTTTAACCTTATCATCTAAACTATAATTACTTTTTTTTAATATTTTAATATTTTTTGGCTGACATGCAACAATAACAGATAATACACAATACCCATTACTATTTTTTTTAGTATGTATTTTTGTTCTTATTCTTAATCTTTGTTCGTATTCAAATTCAGGAACTTTGAAATCGCATATATCATAACCTAAATGATACAATCCTTTTTCAGATATTTGAATATATTTACAGTTTTTTTCACTATATAGTTTTTTAATAGTATCGCTGGGACAATCAATATATATATCATTATAAATATCGGTTTCATTCTTTATTTTAATCCATTCTTCATAAGTTATTTTTTTATTCATAAATACTGGTATATTTCCATTAAATAATAAATTATTAGATATTATATTTTCAAAAGTCTCTTTAGATTTATCAGGTATTTTATTTTTTGTACTGCCGACCCATTTTTTATTAACATCGTCGTATTTTAAACTACATTGCATCCAATCAGGTGTTTTACACATTTTAACAATTTTATAAATTTGCAATTCATATTTTTTACCCATAATTGACGAATTTATACCTTTATTATTTTTATCATGCGTCATTTCTAATTTTTTCTAACAAAAAAACAAATATCAAATTTTTAAATGATATACTCAATGATAACAAATATGTTTATTTGCATTTACATTTTTTAAATCTGTCCAATAATCGCATGTATTCCAATTAATCATAGGTTTTTCCATAATATATGCTAATTTTTGTTTATGATTTTTATCATAATATTCTACAGTACTAACAGTACTATATGCTAGAAATATATATCCGTTGTATGTATATTCATTTTTATCATCTTTACAAATAATTTTATGTAAGAATAATAAATGATCAAATATTGTAGGATTATTATAGGTACTGCTTATAATAATTTCAAAAGAATCGTCATATATAAATTTTACATTTCCTAGATGCATAATATTATAAATATTGGTATATTTAATATTACTGCAAACATTAATTGTATTAGATGAAAATATTATATTAAAAAAGTCAATAGTATCTCTATTTAATTTGATTTGTAATTCGTCATCATACTTAATTATTTTTAAATCTTTAATTGTATGCTCAATCTCTTTTAAATAAAGTTCAAGTAATATGATATTTAATTCAATTATACGAATATGTTTATGAATATAATCTTCGTATATTTTAGATACATAATCATAATACGAACAAACGTTTAATATTTTATTAATACATTTATAATTAATAGTAATTTTTAAATCTATATTAATTGGTTTTATTGAATTAGATAATTTATTTAACATAATCTTTATAATTCTGTAATAACAAAAATCACTACTGTATTGATAATGAACACAATTATAATTCAAATAATTTTTATAATTATTTATCATAAATTTTACACGGTTCATAACGAATACATTCTAATAATATAGTTTCATTTTTATATATAGAGAAAAAATAAATCTAATATTATGACATATTAATATCCTCATTCTATATAGAATAATGAAAAAAGAATTAGAATACGCAGAGTTAAACTATGCTCCAAATGTTGGTGTTCCAGTACCTCCGAAAAACGCAGGACTATATACAGGAGAAGTACTATTTGATAAAAAACCGTGGGGTAATAATTATAAACAACCTTCTGTTTTTCCAGATGCTGTTGATTTTAGTTCGCAATTTTATGCAAGTCATCATATACCATCATTTAATAGACCAGGAAATAATACTGTTGTAACGAGTATGTTTAAAAAATATACGGACGAAGATAGCGTTTCAAATACTGAAGATAATTATAATATATTCTGTCATACTAATAACAAAGCACTTGGATGAGGTTTTTTAATAACATCCTTATGTTTTCTTAAAAAGTCGCATATATATTTGTAAGTTTCATCAACTTGTTCGAATGTGACACCTCCTGTTATTAAGACACTTCCGCTTTCAAATAAAGCACCTGTCACTTTTTTACAATCACTAATGCTTTTACCGGTTCCTTTACCATAACAGTTTATAGGACACGAACATATCCCGTTTTTTTTAATATTACATTCATTCCAGAAATATTCTAATTTGACGCCTTGATAAATACCGGGCTGAAATGAACATTTATTATTATATTCATCTCCAATGAATAATTTATGTATTTCTCTTCTTTTTACTTCAAATCCTTTCGTTAGTTCAGGGTCTGTATAGACCTTAAAGTCTGTATTAATCATTCTAATTTTAAAGTTTTGATATTTTAAATCCAATACATAATCTTCAAGAACATTAATAATAATATTTTTGTCAATATTATTATATATCTCTTTGATATTATCAATAATTGTATTAACAATTATTTCAGTATCTTCAACACTTTTAATTCCTGTAAGTTGAATATTACCATTTTTGAATATTTTTACATTAGGTATATATTTATCTCTAAATCTATAGATAACCGTTACCTGATTATCAAATCTGTTTTTTTTCATTTTATCTTTTTTACTTTTCCTTCTCTTTTTTGGATATACACCCTTAGATACATCTGTTCCATCTTTCATAAACTGCGCCCAAACCAACGAATTATCTACATCTGGTGTCTCAGATACAATGATATTGTCAAATAATATTCCTAAATTGATATTAATCGAACATCCTATATTAGCATTGCAAGTAATTGTTGAAATTCTATATTTTGAAAAATAAATGTCTGTCATATTTTCTTATATATATAAATGTATATTCTTATATCATTTTTTATTAAAAAACGGATTTATATTTTTACCCAATTCTATTTTTTCCTTACCAATATCGTTTTTAATATGCATATTATCTGTTATATTTTTTAAATACGATGTATTTACAATTTCATAATTATAATTTGTTAATATCATTGGTGGTAAATTTAACAAATGCGTTTTATCATTTGTTAAATGACCACTTCTAAACTCTTCTATTGTCATAGGTCCATTAAATATTTTTAATAAAAATCTTGAAGGAGCTGGACGAACAGGATGTGAAACGCCAAAATGCTTACTTAACATTTGTATTAAACTATTAATTTCCCAAACCTTATAACTACCGCAATGAGATGCAAAATTATAAGCATTAGCACATTCTAATGAGCAAAAGTTCCCAAATAATATATATGTATCCGTTTTAACATTATATTTATATGGCATTCCAAATGTTCTATTATTTATTGGATGACAACACCAATAGCAATTATTATGAGTATTTATAATATTTTCATTATATTCTTTGTTAGATAGAGAAGTTCCATTATCTGAAGATAAACTTTCTTCATTTATAATATTATCTTGAATGTTATTGTAAATATTTGATTCATTTAAATAAAAACAATTGGGTTCATATGGTTCTGGATTTTCTAATATTTCCGTATCAACACTTTCATTCATTTTAGATATTTGATATTCTGATATTGGTAATTGCAGTATTATATCTTCATTATCAACAATCGATATGTCTTTTACCATAGTATTTAATAAGTTCTTTTTCTTTACATTTATTGTTTTATCATCAATAACTTTTGCTTTTCTGGGCATATTATATTTAACTTTTAAATATAGTAACGGCTTTATCATTTATATATCTTTATTATCAAAAAAGTCTTTGAAATAACTAATACTATTTATCAAATCTCTATTAATTTTTATATTAGGTTCTTCTGTTTTTGTTTTAAATTTTACATTATCGCTTGACTTTATACATTTTTCTTTTATTTCTTTTATCTCGCGATTTAATGAATTAATTGTATCAATTAAATATTTTATAATATATCCCGCTAATAAAATTATAATTAACGTAAATAAATCCATTATACTTATTAGAAAAAGAAGATTATAAAATTACGCATATTTTAAACGCGCCTGTCCATTAATAACACTTAATATATTAATTTCTTTTATAAATATGCTAACATCGTATGTTATTTTTTCGACAGAGTTTGTTAAACTATTTATACTATTGATCATATTTGTATATGATTGATTATTAGTGTAATCATTTAATTCTAATTGAAGCGATGTTGTTATTTTTGAATTATTATAAGATCCTGAAGTATTAATTTTTTCTGGAAATAAAGCGAATGAATAACAATAAATACCTGTTCTCGGAATATTAGTATGATAATAATATGGCTGTATTTGATTATAAAAATTAGCATCATATTCTACTCTTTCTGTTTGATTAATCCACGATATTGTTGCTTTTTTGAGAATACCCATACTTTCATTGTATGTGTGTTGTGCTGTATAGTTAATATAATTATTAAAATTATTAATAATATCACTGCGCCTTATAGTCCATATATATTCCTTAATATGATTGTTTGCGTTTGTTATGTTATATTTACCATCACTACCATCACCAATTGCTTTCTTAACTGTATCTATAACATAATTTATAGTATTTGTATCCATCAACATTCTACTTCGTTCTATATTATCCAAAAAAACATATGTTAAATGTAATTTATTATTTACGTCAAATGTGTTCAATACTCCATCATATTTTATAAACTTATATATATTTATTTTATTATTGGGATTTATTTTATTATATAAATAACTGCTAACATGTGTATTTAATTTTTCAGACCATATAGTGTATAAACCTTCAATCGCATTTAAATTCGTTTCAACAACGAGTTTTATTTCATTATTTGCTAGTTTTAACAATGGTAACGCAAGCGATGGATTTCTTGTAAACCAAAAATGTAATGGAACCTGTATTTCTCTTTCTTTTATACTTGGTATAGTATCCGTTAAAATTGAAGTCGCGGGATAATTAACAGTAATAATTTTATTATTAATAATTGTTACTTTTGGATTTGTAGTAACAGGATCTGTATATTCGGGAATATTTCCAATTAATTTATTATAAGTTGTCCCGTCCTTATTTGTCAATTCATTCCATATATTCATCCATTCTCCGTATATTGTTTCTATCGTTTGACCCGCTATTATAAAATATACCCTATGAATATAATTAAATCCTAGATTATTAACCCATCTAAACTTAAAGTCATTGGTAGAATATATATCAGGGACTTTAAAACTTAAAAAAATATTACTTAATAAATCACCGTGTCTTTTTATTTCATATGTCATTGTCGCACTTCGTAATAATCCATTATTACCATTATTTATAGGTGTTATTTCGTGATTTTCCATAGAAAAGTTTGTATGTTTTTTATAAACATATTTATAGTAATTAATGCTTGCGTTTGTTAATATAAATTGGTCCATCGCATGACCGGTTATAACCAATTGCATCAATCCACCGCCCATTTTATTATAGTAATACTATAATCATATTTTATTATCATCTTATATACCTTTACTTTTAATGAATGCCGATATAGCATTAAATGTTCGATGACCATTATAATTTTCTACAAGTTCTTCATTTTTTACAAGTATTATAGATGGAAATCCTGTTATATTAAACCTTTCTATTCTATCCATTTTTTCAAGACGATTATATTTTTTTAATGTTACATTTTCCCAGTTTTCCGCTTCTAATTTTTCCCATATTTTTGATTTATTAAAATCAACGCAATGTCCGCACCCATCCATGTAATAATATTCTAAAGTATATTTTTTATCACTATTGAATTTTTCTGCTATTTTTTTATAATTAAATCCCCCTAATGCAATAATTGCAATAATAATAAATATAGTCATTATTGCTAATATTTCACTCATATACCCGTCTTTTTTCATTATATACTCTAAAATATTATCAGATAATAAAATCACCATTGTGTTTAACAATTTTCCTATATTCTAATAATAAACTTTCCTTATTGCTATTTTTCGTAAATGCAAGTAAATTATAAAATATAATATCATTATAATTATCATTATTATTTACATCTTTTATAAAACTAATAAAACTATTTTCTTTAATAATGAAAATACGTTTATCAATTAAATCATAATTAATATATTCATATTTATCAATTATAAGAACATCGTAGTCTTTTTTTTTAAAAAAATCAACATATAAATCAATATTTTCATTGCAAATTATTATTGTTCGATAAATAGAATGTGTGCTATAAATAGTTTCAATACTATGTATAAAGTCTTTACAAGCTGATATATCGCTTATAATATTCATCAATATATTATATATATATATTTTCTGCTTTATGTATTATATATATCTATAAGATTATTCATATAAGATTATTCATATAAAGTATAATATAAATGACAGAACAAATTGTTAAAATTAATTTTTTAGAATTTCAAGATAAATATAATAAAATATCTTGTATTCCACAGGACATTCTTTTAAAAGTATCGCAGTTAAAAGAAAAATATACTTGCTTTAGTTCTTTTTATGATCCAAAAATGATATTGGCGAAAAAGGTATATACAAAAAAAGAAAAAGACGGAGATAATAATAATAAAAAAAGATTTCATATAATTATACCTAACTTTACAAACAATTCTATAGTAAAAAGAAATCTAATCGGTCATCTTAATAAATTAACTGTAAAAAATAAAGATATTATTTATGAAAAAATAAAAAATATAGTTATTGAAAATAATAATGAAGAGTTTTTTACATTAATATGGGGGTATATTAAGATAAATGATGACATTATATATATTGATATATTATCTTTCTTTGAAAAAGACTTTTATGATGAAATGATAGAAAAATTATGGAAAGATTATAATGAGAACGAACAATGGAAACCTCCTCAATATATATATGATAATAATTTGCTATTATTAAATGACGAATATGAATTGTATTGTAATTATATAAAATGGAAGAAATGTACGCATAATATAAATAAAGCTTGGACTATCGTTAAAAAAAATGAAATACCGGAATTAATAAACAGAATATACGATTATATGTATATAATTATAAACGAAGGAACGGTTCATAAATATATTATAGACATATTTATGGAACAAATATATAAGTTTTTAAAAATTGAAAAGTCTATAGATGTTGTTAATAAAATAAAAAGTCTTGATATAAAAAATTATAATACAACAACAAAATTTATAATCTATAATATTGTAGAATTATAAATATAAATAATTTCTATATAATAGTATAGAGTAAGAATAAGTAAATATGAAAGGTGCGGAAAACAACTTGTCATTTTACAGTAGTGTGATTATTCAAATGATATTTGCGATATTATTAATTATAATTTACGCGTATTTATATAAACTTGAAAATATCGGTTGTGAATGTGCCGAACACCCGAATAAAGATTTTATTAAGAACTTTACATTAGTCGCTCTATCGTATTTCTTAGTGACTTCATTTGTTTCGGTTTCTAGTATTGCTAAAAATATGGGTCCCGCTGTAGTACAACTATTAGCAATGGGTACATTCGTATTTTTCCTAATATTCGTTGTATATATATATTATGCTTTTGATTATGTTAGATTTTTGACAAACGAAAAATGCAAATGCTCGGAAGATATGAGCCGTGATGTAATAGCTGTTGGAACAATGGTATCTTTATTCCTATTCCTTACATTGTTATTTACCATTATTATTGTCCCAATTTTAATAAGTACCTTATCCACATTATTAGGTAAACTAGAGTTATTTGAGGAAGAGGTTGAAAATACCGTGAGAAATCCTATGCAAACTATCCGCAAAACTCCTGGACTTATTTCAAAGTCCGTAAATGATATTGGCTCATTTGTTAATAAATCAGCTCAAAAAATAAGTAATGTACGCTCAAAGTCTAAACGATAAATATTTAAATATCGCCTTTTTTTTATAATAATTAATTTAAAGATTTAATGTTCGTGTATTTTTACGAGGACGTCCTCCTGAGGATTGTCTTAATATCTTAATATCAGCCGTATCTTCTAAAATTGATGTTATTTCTTCGTCACTAACAGATAATGTTTCTATATTGTCATCATTATCTTCGACAGAAATCTTACTATGCATGTTTCTTATGATATTATCAACATCTTGATCCGGTCTATTTATAGCATTATTATTCATACCATACGTAGCATTCATATTATTAGAACTCGGCATCTGTCTTGGCATAATATCCGGAGACATAGAACCACCATTTAATGTTCCAAATATATTACTTACCATATTAAATAATCCCATACTATCGGAGCCACTATTATTTTGTTTCATAGGTGGTTCTATTTTGTTATTACCCATCATATATTGTTTTGCCGCAGCATTTTGAAATTGTTTCATTAATTCAGGGTCTGATTTAAGCACATTTTCAACATCGGGCATAGGTTGTTCTTTAAACATGCGACTTGTCAAATGAAACATAAAAGCACTTCCCGACAAGGAAATAAACAACCGGAGCTCGGGAGCCATTTTTTTACCTGTAGATTTATACTTACAATGCAATTCTTCAAAAATATCATCATAATCGTTTATATTTTCATTAACTTGTTCAGACCATCCATCTAATTTAATAGTAAAAGGGTCATAACGACTATTCATATATTCAGTTCCAGAGATAAACGCCATAAGCATTTTTTGTTGAAATCTAACGCTACCATCTAACTCTTTCTCACGAATTATACGATTATATTCAGACTTCATTTCTCCAAAGTCAGAGTTCATATTAAACTTGAAAGGAACCTTGAACCCTTTTGATTCTAATCTGTCCAATTGATATATTATCTCTTTTTTTTCATTTATTTCATTTTTTATTATTTCTTTAGGGCTTAAATTTTTTTTCTTTATTATTTTACTTCCTTCGCTGTCATTATATGATTTAACGCTTTCATCTTGTTCTTCACTTTCATTACTATAAAAACTACCGGCGTTACTTTCATTTCCTTTACTCGCAATACTACTTTTGCTACTTTTGCTACTTTTGCTACTCGATTGGCTACTATCAGTATCATCATCTTTAGACTTTTTATTATAGTCGTGTCTTGATTTATTTTTCATATTTTTCATATATTTTTCTCTATCTCCTTTTCCGGATACGGAACTTGCACGCGAAGATGATCTAGAAGACATTGACATAACATCCGAACTTATTTTGCTTTTATTAAATAAAACATCATCGTCTATAAAGTTATTTTGCTGTACTCTATTTTGCTTATTTGGTATATCAAAATTAAAAGAATTAGTATCAAAACTCTTTTTATTTAACTCGATTAAATCATCACTTTTATTATTGAGATTTGATATATTGGACATATTATATATTTAATTGGCTATCAATTGTTTATATATTATAATAATTTTAATACATAAATAAAAACGCATAAATATATGTTGAAAAAAATGATTTAATTATATAATACATTATACTTATCTAATGATTCGTCTTTTATATTTGTTCTAATATATGCAACTGCCTGAAGACAAGCATCGCTCAAATCGTCTTTCTTTTTATTTTCTGCAAATAAACTTGCCAATACTTCATTGTCTTTAATATAATTACTACATATATCAATACTTAGTTTTTTATTAATTTTATATTTATCCTTCCGAAACCCTTTCGCATTTTTAGGACTTTCTACAGTTGTTTGTATTTCTGGTTTGTAATCATGTGTTTTAGTCTTTAATGAAGCATTTACTAGTATTACATTTTTAACGTCTTTATCCCAATACTTTATTAAACTAAAATAACAATAAATTATATGTTGAATTGTTTTCATAATTCCATTTAAATTAGATGGTTGATTTTCTATTAAAACATAATCTATCTTATCTATGCCTCTTAATTTTAAATCACCTATAATGTTATCCATTTCAATATATATACGTTCAGATATATCGTCAATTCCTTTAATTTCTTTTTTACTCTCTGCTAATGCTATTATTCGCCAATCTATAATTGTTATAACATCAGTTTTTTTTAATACACATAATGCTAAATTTTTTACCCCAATATCAAAACTTACATAAATCATAATAAATATATTCCTATTACGTTCTATATCTTTATACTTTTTTTCATTATGTGTAAAGTCTGTTTATTATATTCTTGTATATTATTATTTTTAATGTGTGTTATCAAATCCTTCCAAAATGTATCATTTCTAAACCTATAATTATATTTATTTATTTTTTTATATTTTTTATATAACCATTTATGTACTTTATCTTGGACTTCGCTTTTTTTACTACGAATATTATGTATTTTTTTTGACGATATTAAAGATGAAATAAAAGATTTCAATAATTCATTTTCAAGATATTCTTCTGGAATATTATCCCATAGATCATTAAATTTAATATAATTATATGTTGAACATATTAATAAGTTTTCAGTATAATCTATGAATGTATCATTATTATCTATTATAAGAAGTTTTTTAGAAATATCATAAGTTTTTGGCATTTTCATAGACTTTAAAATTAATGGTAATATTTTAACTACAGACTTCTTATATACACCATATTGATCTATTATACAATTATTTCTTGTGAATATTGGTCTATTAAACTTAATATTATTTTGTTTTTCTATAATACTAATTTCTTTATGTGCCCACGACTTTTCAGATGCTGTGTATATATATATAAAACTATTAGGATATTGTTTTTTAATTTCTAACATAAACTTATTAAAAAATGGTCTTATTAAAAGTGATTCATTATTGTAACTCTCGCATAAATTTTTTTCACATAATGTTTTATTTTTTAATAGTTTTTGAGAACTATTATTTCTAATAATTTCTTGTATATTATATATATCACATTGATATCTGCAATCTCCAATTATTGTACCATCTAAATCTAAAATAAATACATATGGTTCTACATTATTATTCATTAAATTATAGTTATAACTACTATAATATATTTACATTATTTAATATCTGCATATTCTAATCTTTTATCATATTCTTCTTTTACTTGACTTCTTCTTTTATCTATAAATTTTGACATACTATCGAAACCAGCGTATATCATATTTTCAATCTGGTAAGATGTTAATATCATTTTAACACCCATTTTATCAAGTTTAAAGTTTAATGTTTTTTGATTTGTTATAATACTTGGCATATAATAATTATCTATTTCTGAAGTATTTATCTGTTTTAATAAAACTTGCTGTGTTCTTAAAATATCAAAAATATTAAATAATTGTTTTAAAATAAAAAAAATATTTATTTTCTTATTTTGCATAAGATAATCTTCTTTTTGTTTCTTCTCTGAATATAAAATCATACCCAATATATTTTCTTTAGGAACACCTGAAAATATTTTAATTGGAAAGTTATTTGTTAGTGCTCCGTCGTAATAATATTCATCATCTATTTTAATAGGTTTAAATAATAATGGAACAGACATAGAAGCCTCACACGCTCTAAAAACAGAATTATCAGGTGTATTGTCAATTGAAAAAATACGATTTTCGCATCTATTTATATTTGTCGTAGATATATATAAGTTTATACCAAATCGTTTAGATAGTTCCATGAAAGTTATATCATCTCCCATATCTGGATATTTAATATTAATTAATTTTATTAAATGATTCATAAAAAGTTCTATTGAAAAAAATCCATATTCGGTTATAAAGCGAATATAGTTTTTTATTGGAATAAAACATAAAGTATTATCGTCTTTCATATCATATATTATTTTTTCCATTTCTTCAATTGTTAATTTAAAAGCGATCATTAATCCTATAAAAGAACCTATTGAATTTGCTGATATATGTGTTATATTTTTATGTAAATTTTCTAAATACAAAAGTCTTAATGCTCCAATAAACATAACTCCTCTCATCCCACCACCAGACAATACCAAGTGTGTTATTTTTATATCTGGCATTTTTAACTTATATAAATATATAATTTATTCTTTGTTTGTTTATATATTAGAATTATATTCTTGTATATCTACACTATAATATAACAATGCTTCTTTTGCTGCATTGTTCTCTGCTTCTTTTTTATTTCCACCTGTAGATGTTGAAATAATTGTTCCATTTCTATCTTTAACACAATATGTAAATATGCGTGCATTATCTTTAGACGTAACATTTATCTCTTTAAATTGAGGAAAATCTTGTAGATAATTATTCATATGTGATACAAGCATATCTTTATAATTATTTTTAATCCTAATCAATTCGCAAAAGTCTATATAATTTTCTATAATATAAATCAACCAACTTTCAACTATAAAATATCCCGCCCCTGTTGTTGGAGATAGTTTAATATCTGTTGGCAATGATACTATATCTGTTTCTGTTTGGAAGTCTAAAAATAATGCTCCTATAAATGCTTCAAAAATATCTTCCATAATTTTATAATTTTTACGACCTCCTGATTCTTCTACTTGTTTTGAAATTATGGCAAACAGCGGAAGTCCTATTTTATCAGATAAATATCCAAGCATTTTTCCATTAACTATCTTTGTTCTTATTTTTGATAAAAAACCTTCATTTTGATCAGGAAATCTACAATATAGATAATTTGCAACAATCATTCCTAATAAAGAATCTCCCAAATACTCTAATCGTTCATAGGACATATCTTGTAAAGGCAAACAATTGGTTGGACAATTTACATTACTTTTATTAAAGTCTGTGTTTTTCATTGTACAATATGATTTGTGAACAAAAGCAACACGATATAAATTAATATTTTTGAATTTAATACCTGATAATCCATTTTCGTCAAATAGTTTTGTTAAATTATCATTAGAAAGCAATATATTTTTATCATTATAAGGTTGATTTTCAATATATACATCTTTTGTTTTATTGTGAATATTTTCAATGCGTTTCATATTATGTATAGAAAAATACTATTAAATATTCTATCATTTTTTATCTTTATACATAAAGAATTATATATAAATATTAATAGTATATTTCTTTTAAATAGAATACCCTTTATTTATGAGTTCCGGCGATACACAAATTATCGAACCTACTGTTCAAATTGATTCGGTTGCTATAGGATTACAAAAGGATACAAATACTAACAATGCTATTAATCTTTCAAAATTAGATATGACTGAGGACGAATATCTTTTTGTTGGTGAAAAAACCTATGATGTAGAAGACCCTTCACGAACATTGTACAATTTTATTGTAAATAAAAGAGGCATATCTATTGATGCCTCTAGACATACAACTAATAATTTGAATAATAATACATCATTATTTGTTGGAAATAATATTGTTTGTAATGGTGCTATTATTGCGAAGTCTTTGCATTTGGATAATATTAGTATTTCATCGTCAGATCCTGTATCTGCAAGTATGGTTAGTAATATCATTACTATAGCATCAACATTAACAAATTCACAACCATTTAAATCAGGATTTATTACAAATGATATACCTGACATATCAGGAACTATTTATGAAAATGTTGAAAATGTATTTACTACTAAATATGTTACATTGGGTGGGATGGATAATACATATAAAAATACACATCCGTTGAATATTGTATCATATGCAAATAACAAGTTTGATAGTATGCAAATAGCACTACGAAATGAAGTAAATACAGGCGATGACGCAACTATGTTTAATATTGGTATTATTGGTGGAAATTCTAAATCTCCAGCAATAATATCTACTTCAGTTGGTATGCCTTTGGAGTTTCATGTTAGTCAATCCTCCAATGTTATTAATAACTTATATGGGGATGTAAGTTTGCCTGTTTATAATACATCTCTTGATAATTTACCAGCAATGACAATTGATGAAAATCGTAATGTTGGTATAGGTACAAATAAAAATAATGAAATAAGTTTTAATAAATACACACTTAAACAAGGTAATATTGTAGATGTTATACCAGAATCAGGAAAGCCACGTTTGGAAGTAATAGGTGTTTCAAAGTTTGACAAAATAGTATCTAAAGACTTTATAACGAATACATATAAAAATATAGATGATATATATATCCGCAAAGATGGTTTTGGTGTATTAAATGCAAGTCAAATAGGAGGTGGTGATTTTCAAGGAGAAACTTACAATTTTAATAATAATGTTAATATCGCGAGAGTATTAAATACAAGTAATATTAATGTTTCTCAAGATGCTATTGTAAAAAATTTAACATCTAAAAGAATAACTGTTACTGAGGAATCTATATTTAGAGGAAATGTTTCATTCAAAGATGATGTTATTTTCGATGGACCTAATAATGTCACTGTAAAAAACCTTAATGTTGAAAATATATTCGTATATGGACAACCAGTTTCATTAACGAATATAAATGGTGGAACAGGTAGTTCAAGTGATTATGGTATGCAATTAATTAATAGTAATATTAGTTTTCCAAAAAAACTTGGGATAGGATTTCAAGCTTCAGACGGATTTGATGGAATGCTTAATATTATAAAAGACGATGTATTATTTGATGATACATTTGATATATATATGAAAAGCACAGTTGACTCAATAGATTATAAAACTAATATAGGTAGATTACATCGTCTTGACTTTACTGATAATAGTCTCATAATAAACACTAATAGGGTTCAAGGTAAAAAAAATAATATATATTTTTACCCATCTTCAGATATATCACAACTTACAGATAATTTAAACTTTCCTAATTTAAAAAATACACCACCAACATTATCTATTAATGAAAATAAGGTCTCTATAAACAAATTAACACCAGCCGAAGGTTATGCTCTTGATGTTAATGGTGATGTTACCGCATTACATTATTACTTAAATATTAATAATGATAATGTTCGCACGACAAGCTTTATGTATGAAAAACAAAAAAATTATTTCAATTTGAATGATATATCAACAAACAAGTTTTGTGTAAATTATAATAATATCACATCTATTTCTACTAAAATGAAAGGTTTTAATGTTAATGAAGGTTTAAATGCCGATTTATATTATCAAAATGACAATATTATAGAAACATTGAAAAATGCAAACAATAATACTGATACATTTTATACACAGAAAAAAATAGGTATTGGTTGGACAAATGAAAAAATTGTAGCCCCATTACAAGTAAGAAACTTAACAACAGAAGATAATAATTATTCAGTAATTCGTATATATAGGGGGGTTAGAGGTGGGGGTGCTAATAATAATGCTGATTATAGTGGTATAGATATTTGCGAATTTGAAAGAGGTGCAGGGAATGAGAGAAATGATGAAAAATGGTTTATATACAAAAATCATATGTATAATAATATTAGAAATAATGATATTCCAGTTATAGGACCTTTGCAAATCGGTTATACTGATAAAACATTTAAACCAACAACTTATGGTATGTCATTTTATTATAACACGGTTGATTCTAATTATCATATAGATGTAAATAATCCTAATATTGATGTTAATTATGAAAATAAATCTGCTATGTCTATATATGGCGATTTAGAAGTACATGGAAATATTAAAATTATAGATAAAAATGGAGATAATTTTAATTTTAAATTAAATACTATATCCAATTTAGTAAGTGTTATTAACAATGCGACAACATATACAACAACGCAACCAGTTAATGTATCAAGTGAAGATATTGAAAATAATATAATAGCTTTAAACTTTAGTTTATTGACGCCGGATTCCAGTCTTGTTATTCACCCAAAAACAAGCGATAATATGTCAATTCCATTAATTATCAAACAAGTCGATAATGATTTTTCTGTAGCAAAGTTTATTACATATGAAATAGCCGATGAAGCAAAAACATCATCTTCTATAGAAATTGGTATATATAATGTTAATAATGGTGCGTTTGATGATAATATAGACAAGATTACGAATACGAGTAATATGGTTCAACTCAAAATTATGAAAAATGATAATAATGCGTCTAAATTTAATATGAGTTTTTATAATACGAATACAAAAGCATATAATAGCTTTATTGAATTTAAAAGTAATAATGATACCTTTGGTAATCTAATAAATACACAAGCACATTTTGGATTAGGAAATAATATAAATAATAGTAATATTGGATTTCATATAGATTGTAATGATAAATATGGATTGCAAATTACAAATAATGAAAAACCGGCTTCAATCAATTTGGTAAATACTGGGGGTGATACAAATACCATACATACGATATATGGAGGTAATCATGCAAATAATTATAAGTTTTCAATAAATACTTCTCGCGAAAGTATATATAATGAATCACTATCTGAAAAAAATGTTTTTACAATTGATGCTTTTGACAACCAAGGTAATGATAGAAAGGGAGCCAGGTTTGGATTTAATGATGAAAGTCCCGTTGAATCGTTTGTTATAAAAAGCGAATATGATAATTCGGCTGTATCTGTTTATAATAGATATACAAGCCAATATTTATCAGATAGTATAGTTTCCGTAAAACTCATAGATGTACAAATAACAGAACCAGAAACGACTTGGACAAATATAAACCAAAAATATATTTCAGATTATAACTTTAATATCAATGTTACAAACTTGGTTGATGACTTTTTAAATAGTATAACTGAAGAGGATAGGAATGACCCTGACTTTATATTTAAAACAAGAATTAAAAGTACTAAAGAATTAATTTACGATACAAATTATGTAAATATACCAATTACTTATTATTCCAGCAATATATCTATTAATTATATTAATTATAGCGATAATGATAATCTTACTAAATATATTCCAACAACTGTAGTTGATCAAATAATTATAACCCAGTTATATGATTCTGGAGATAATTGCAATATTCATATATTACCTTCATTATCATATGATATTAATACAATATCAGCCGAAAATATATCGGTAAAGTCTCATTCCATAAACTATAATATTGATAAAACTTTAGCTCTTACAAAACTAAACGAACAAGCGGAAACAGAAAATTATAATTTATCCTATAATTTTAATTTTACATATTTGAATAAATATTTAATTGCAGATAATATAACATGCAATATTACGATTTCTCCAGGATTAAATGTAGTTAATGTTATTGATAACAATAGTAATATTATAACTATCAACAATATTATACATACTGATATATATAAATATGAGGATACTGATCCATTAGTTTTTGAGAATAATGATAGTATATATAGTATTGCAAAATTAAACACTAATACAATCAAACTTCAAAACAGTTTCGCGAATAGTAATATATTCTTAAAAACTAATACGCATAATATAATAAGATATAATTCTAATATAGAGATAACAGATACCTTTTCTATAAATCGCAATAATATAATAAGATTTGAAACTAGTAATGTATTACCAAACAATTTTATAAGTACAAATTACAACAATGAATTACAAATATTAGAGGTTCCTATACCAATAGTAAATCCAAATAATCCAAATGTAAATACTATAAATATATCAACATCAAATTATTCCATTTCTTCAACCGTCAATAATATAAACAGAAATATGAAACTATTAAAAGTAGAATATAATTCACAAGGTGATACGGTAAAAAACGTAGTAAATAATTTTGATATTTATGGTAATTCATTCACGAACAATATAGCATTGGAAGAATATTATAATTTTTTTGACGAAAGCGAGACAAGAAACATTCTAATTCAAATCAAAAATTATAATGTAAAAAATATAAAACCACATATAACATTGTTAAATAAAATAGATTATAACAATGAAAATATCAATGGTTATGAAATTTTAGCATATGATGGTATATTTGAATTAAAATATAAAGATAATATAAAAAATATTAATTCTACAAATTTAAAAATAACTGATAATGGAGATATTTTTATAAAAGGTGTAATAAACGCAGCAGATGATATTATTGTGAATGGAAAAATATATGATGGCGATGGGAATGATTTGATTGAAATTTTGAACCAAGGATTATATAATAAATACTTTGTCAATTCAAGTAATATAGTGTTTAATAGCACTGGAATAAATGGTGTCGAAATAAAATCAAAATCTATTGATAATTTTGATAATTACAAACTTTTTAGCGTTACTGATAAAATTGAGGATAATTCTATTAAAGATGTTATGGTATTGCATAAAAATAATTTAAATTCTCCAAAATATAAAATAGATCTGTATGGAGATATTGATACATCTAATGGTATATTAAGAGTTGAAGGGAGAGATGTTATGAATGATAGTTCAAATTATATATCGCGAACATCCAATGTAATTTCTACAACATTAAACACAAATATATTAAATACTTGCAATTATATTTCTTCAACTTCAAATATATTATACAACAAATCAAGCAATTTAGACTTTAATACTTCTAATTATATTTCGCGAACATCTAATGTAATTTCGACAACATTAAATAATAGAATAAACGATAGTTCTAATTATGTTTTACAAACTTCTAATATAATTTCTAATACTATTAATAATATTAATGCAGATAATGTAGCAAATGGGACTAATAATAGGTTTATTGTAAATAACATATATGACCGTGATATAAATGTTCAAGGAAAAATAACAGCTACAGATTTAGAAATAACAGGAAATAGTACAATTTTACAAACAGATGTTTATGTTACAGAACAATTGCAGGTAATTAACACAGACGTTAATACAGCATTTTATGTAAAACAGGACAATATTTTAGGTGATATTGTCAATATTTCAAATAAAGCAAATGAAGTATTTACTATAATAAATAATGGTTATGTAGGCATTGGAACAACTAATCCATCAAGTATATTGTCAATATATGGGAATAATAGTACATTAAAAATACAAGATAGTAGAATAGATAATAATTCGCATACATCAATAGAACTTATAAATGGTAATAATAACAATATAGAAAATAATGTAAAATGCGGTTGGCGAATATCAAATATTAATAATAAATATAAATTAGAAAGTGGAATTGATAATATCATAAACGAACGTTTTGTGATAAATGGTGTATCTGGAAATATAGGTGTTAATATTAGCGAGCCTAATCACCAATTAGATGTTAATGGAGGTGTTAATGCTCTATCATATAATCTCAATGGAATACCATTTGTTCTAGAGTTTTCACAAGGAATGACAATACAAACAAAACATAAAACATATACTTCTACAAATTCAAAAACAGGCAATAGTGGAGAATGGGAGCCCATAAATAATGATATTGTAAATGGCTTTGTTATAAATATAAAACCATGTCATATTACATCTAAAATACTTGTATCTATAGTTTGTCACATTGGTATGGATTATGAATATGACTCGCGATGGTGGGGATTACAATTATATAGAAAAATTGGAACAGGAGGATGGATAAAATTAACAGGTCCTAATGGTAATGATATAGAAACAATGGGTTCTTCGTGTTGGATATCGCATAATTTAGGAGCGGAATCAAGTACATATTCTAACTTTATAGCAAATGTATCAGGATCTTATGAAGATATGCCAAACACGACAGAAGAGGTTTATTACACAGCATATTGGAAATCAAAACTAAATAATGATGTTGGACATTTATATTTAAATAAATCCGCCGAACAACTTGACGAATATTATCCAAAACCATCATCAAGTTGGACTGCTACCGAAATATGGAATAATGGAACACCTTTTACACCCTTAAATGCAACAATTGCTGTTGCTCACGATAAAGTAGGTATTGGAAAAACGCCTTCTATAGATACTCCCCATAAGTTAGATGTTGTTGGAAATATTAACTGCACTAGTATAACACATATTAGCGATATAAGATATAAAAAAAATATAACACAAATAAATTCTGTTATCGAACTTGTAAATAAAATTAATCCTGTATCTTATTTTCTATTAGATCAAAACGAATTAACAGATAAAAAAAGGTATGGTTTTATAGCTCAAGAAATAGAAACAATATTTCCAAATGTTGTAAATTGTCCATCCAGCGAAACCGATAATTATACAATCGATTATTCTTCAATAATTCCATTATTGACAAAGTCCATACAAGAATTAACTGAAAAAATTAATAATCAACAAATAGAGATTAATGAGCTTAAACTAAAAGTTCATTAATCTATATAATACCGCATTTTTTTTATTAAATATTAATATAAATATAATTATATAGACAGCCCCATATAATTAATCAATGGATATATTAAATGTAGGTTTTGGAATAACAAATCCAAAAACACTTCTACATTTAGTTCAAAGTAATGTTACATTAACTCTTCAAGATGATAGAGATTCCGGCGATGGAACTATTAATATAAACTTTAAACAAGGAAATAATGATATTTTTGGAGATAATACAAAATGCGATTGGACAATATCTAATTCTAATTCTTTGTTTTGTATAAAACGTGCTTCTGATAATATAACGAGTAATGTTATAATTTTTAATGATTCGGGAAATGTTGATATTTCTAAAGATATTTCAATTGGAGGAAATTTTATGAAAAACAACAGAAATGTTATATTGGATACTTCTAATTATGTATCTACAACATCAAATATGTTAAATTCTATTGTGTCAGCTAATCATTCTATACAATTTTTTAATACTCTTACTACTTCAAATGTTATTTCAACAAATGCAAACTCTAATATATTAGCAACCTCTAATAGTATAACATCAAACTTGAATACAAATATTTTAAATACCAATATAAACAATTCTAACAATACGAGGATTACCTCAAATGTTATTTCAACAAATGCGAATTCTAATATATTAGCGACCTCTAATAGTATAACATCAAACTTGAACGAAAATATTTTAAATACCAATATAAACAATTCTAACAATACGAGAATTACCTCAAATGTTATTTCAACAAATGCAAACTCTAATATATTAGCAACCTCTAATAGTATAACATCAAACTTGAATGAAAATATTTTAAATACTAATA